AGTATTCACTATTTGTGTTGTAGGATATTGATCGTTTACTCCACCAGGCAGTTGCACTTGGAAATGTAAATGTATATTTCCTTTTGGATATACATTGCCTAATGACCCTTCTATACCAACAGAGTCGCCAACTGTAACATGTTGGTTAGCACTTAACGTAGAAGGAGTGTTCATATGACAGTATACTACATTAAATGAAAAACCGTATATAGCTGGGTCTGCTTGAATAATAACATAATGTCCCCAACCATCAATTTTATCCGTTGGGCCTGTACTTAGAACCGTTCCAGTAACACATGAAACTAATGTAGTATTTGTACCTGTTGTAAGATCAACACCAGTATGTATAGGCAACTCATTATTGAAACTTGAATAGACGTCCCAATTTTGTTCAACAGAACATTGAGTATTAGCAGCAAAGACAGGAGCCTTAAGATTAGACGATAGTGGTGGAAATTGATCGTTATACGGACTATCTTTATATTCACTACCATGATTACTACTAGTTACGCCAATAACTTGTCCGCCAGGATTTGTAAGCTGAGCTTGACCTGTACCGTCTAGTTTTACAACACCTATATTTATGGCTCGTTGATTTATGTAGTTGAAAAGGTCAGCGTTTACTGGACGACCATATGTTAAATCCATATCTGTAAACCAACCTTCACCAACTTGGAAGGTATGTCTTACAGATTGAACATAGTAGCAGTTACCATTATGTGGAAGATATATAGTTGAGCCTACTTCATAAGAAGGCCATCCGAGAACTTGTACATGTCCAGCAATATTACTAGCATTTGCCTTAGCCATAAATATTGTAGCATAGGCATTTAGGTAGTCAATTATTTGATTGCCGCCCTGAGCAAATACAGGATTAAGTTTTATTGCCTCTGCTGTAGTATAGTAAGCCCAAGGAGCTTCAATTTTTCTGTAACGTCTATTGTATAATAATTCTAACTGTGCTTTATTAGGAGCAGTCCATTGGTACGCTTGTCCTATGGATGCACCAGCATTTGAATTATCTAGACGTATTTCTAGCTGAGTTATTATATTTGTTGAATCTTCCCAATCCTTAAATGTTCTTATTAAAGATGGATCAATTGTAACATCATATGTGTTGGCTGGAAGAAACATCGCACACTGACGAAAGTACAACTGTCCAAATCTGGAACAGAATAATTCACAAAAAGATATTTCACAAAGCTGAGAAATTATTGTAGACCAGTATTGATATTCATGTGTTATTTGGTTGTAGTCTGTAGGAATCTGAACACCTAAAACATTTAGACCTGTAGCTGTAGTAATCGAGTATTTAAGGTCAGTTCTTACTCCGTCTTTATACACGTCATATGATTGTCGCTGACGTAATAAAGCAAGATACTTTTCTTGATCTTGTGTAAACGATATTTGATTCTGCGGTAAATCTAACGGACTAAAAATGTATCTGTAGTCTACGTCAGATTCAAAACAAGCATCTTGAATTAGAATTGATGGCCAGACTGGACCTTGAAATACCTGAATAGCAGCTATTGTTGCTGGTAAGCCACCAGGATTATAAACAGTATTGACAGAAGGATCGAGAGGACGGAACTCATTTGTAACACTGAATTTAAAGGTATTGCTGGCAAAATGAATAGTAAAACTCTTACCTAGTTGTGGGTCCCAATCACGCTCCATTCTAACAACGACACCGCTATAAACACGATTATCTATTGCTAGAAAGGTTTCATCAAATGCAATATTAGTTGTACGCGCCAACTCTCCAGGCTGGTCAGACATATAAATATAAATTTGATCCATAGGACCGACTGGAGGAGGATCGATTCCAGCATCTAATACGAACTGTACGGTTCCAAAAGGAATTTCATATAGTAGCGTATTATAAGTTTCTATTCTAGTAATACCAGCTAATACAAAAAAGTCATCTGTAACCTTAGACTTAATTGTAACTATGGCAGCAGGAAGCCCGACAGTTCTTCTTGTGTCAACACTGGAGTCATTGACGAAATTGGAAGGAACTGAATTCTGTATAAATTGTGAGGGATCGGGAGTTGTTGCTCCACTTCCTACTGATGGTTTTGTATTAGCCGGCGTCATAAAATAATGATTGTATGGTTGATCCATCCTGTGAACTTACAGGATAGTCTGAGGACCAAGATGTTACAGAAAGATGATTTACAGCTTGCATGTAAATAACTTGTGGTGATATATCTGGACCAATTTTAGAAAAATGATTTGAATACAGATACGTAGCTATTTTATTAAGGTCATTAAGTTGTGGTGAGAGTGTTATAGACTTAACATTAGCCGCAGATACTAGTGAGGTTGAGAAATTTGGTTGCGTAATGATTTGAGCAAGGCGTTGAGTTCCGTATGCATCTGATGCTACATTAAGTACAGTTGTACTTAATTCGCGCATTACTATTGTGTAGTATTCGCCATAAGGACTTTGTGTGGCATCATACGGCATTGATGTAGAAATTATCTTTACGTTAACGCCAGGTGTACCGCTGTTAGGATTGTTACCAGTCCAACCAAAGTTTGTTTGCATTAAATATGGATATGACCATATTACGTTAGTCTGTCCATCCAACAAAGATATGGTTCTACGAATTGATGGACCATCAAACCCCGCATAACCAGCAATCTCCCAAATAGTTGGTTCTTCCATCCAACGATATGTATGCCACGCATTCATAGTTGGAAATTCAGATTCAACTACCTTCTTAGTTCTTCGAACTATTTGAGGATTAAGACTGAACACAAGAACTTCCTGAGAAGCCGTAGAGCTTGGTACGGTAAAGCTCATACGGCCTGCTGAGGAATTTGTTGGATTACCAGCGTTTATTATTTGCTGATTTAACGGATGCTGCGTTAAATCAGTCATTCCACTAGCTATCGTTTGTGTTGGATCGTCTGTTTGTTGCGGAGAAGGCATTAAGTTTTACCTGTAACGTCTTGACTTGAGTTAGTAGATGTGGGACCAGAACTTTGTGTAGAACGACCTACAGTTTGCATCTGAGGCTTACCAGCCTGTGGGTTTGCATAAGTAACATTTACATTAACAGCTTGTTGATTGTGTCTGTCTAATTCGGCACTCAAACCATGCCATCCGTTCATAGCAAAATCACTCATAGACTTATAGTGTCCAGATAGATTGTTTAATATATCTTGCTGAGTAAGTTTAGTATTTGCTAAAGAAGGGTCATTTAAAACACCCTCAACAATATCATTTCCTACATTTCTGTGCGTAATTGCTTGCCACATAAATGTAAGTGGATTTGTTTCTGCTCGTTGTGCTTCATGTAACGATGATTGTACAGATTGACTAATTAACTGACTTCTAGTTTCTTCTGGAGACAACATACCCAAAGCTTTTCGTATTTGGTCTGGACTTCCTCCAGCAGCTAAAGCTTGATAGTCTTTTGGAGTCAAGCCCATACCAGCAGCAATAACAGGATTGTGTCCTATAGCGTTAAACCACGACTTAGCACCAGCAGCTAATTTGCTGTAGTCTCCCTTGTATGCTGCCTCTAATGTTCCTGTGAAGTCTCCGGAAAAAGCAGCGTACATCATCCAGTTACTTGGATTTCCTGCAACATTACTTAGCACTCCTTGAAGTGCAGGGTTTCCGTTAGGACCATAAGTACCATTATACTGTCCAAGTATAGTACCCATGTCTGTTCCAGCACCAAAAGCATTTTGCATTGTTCCTAAATAACTGGCACCAGCAAAACCATTCGCTCCTAGCATAGAAACTAACGAATATGCATTTTTAGCACTCATTCCACCAGATATGAATGGATTTACAATTTGACCTATTTGTGTTGGAGAAAGTCCAGATGCACTTGCACCAGCTATTTGAATACCAAACCTTGAATCTTTAATTCCTGTTGCTGATGCTATTTGGAATGATGACTTTAACATTTCAGGACTTATACCCATATTTAAAGCTGTACCGTAAAAACCACCAATACCTAGTTCGCCTCTTGTATACTGACTAGCTAAAGCTGATTCATTAGAAAGTCTTGTACCTTCTACCATAGCAGCTAAACCAGCGATTCCAATAGCAGCAGGCATAGCTCCCACAGGTAATTTACCCATTAAACCATTTGCCAAAAGATTCATAGCTCCACGCTTGAATCCCTCTGTTGTTGAATATGTTGCGAATCTTTGTGTTGCTTCTAACCAACCCATTCTTTGAAATTCGTCAGAAGAATGCTTTTGTTGTTGATATTCTATGTTAGCCATAGATTCACGACTCATTTGTTCACCTGGAGCAAGTTGGTCAGCAGCTTCTTTGTATTTATTAAAACCAAAAGGAGTAGTAATACGTTCAAGTTCATCAGAACGCAATAACTTTTCTGAATCAGATAAACTTTCTAGGTATTTCTGCTTCATTCCTTTAACTTGTGTAGCTATGTTACCAGACTTTAACATCTGATCTGTGGTCATAGTAGGTGCCGCAACAGGTTTTTGTGCTTGTTTTGCAGACGCTATTCCAGCTTCTATGTAGTTTGGAGAGAATTGACCGCCAGCGCCAAAAAGCTTTTGTACTTCTTTTCCGTATTCTATTGTACCTTGTTGCATTGATCCTAAAGAATTTTCTATATCAAATTCTGCCTTCAAAACTTCTCTAGGATTAAATTTAGCTAAATTTTTAAGAGCATCAATTCTAGAAGTTACTTCTTTAGCCGTAAAACCTGTACCTTCAGAAGTAAGAACTCTACTTAATCGCGCTATAGCTTCTTGTGCAGACGTAGCTTCTGTCTCACCACCATACGTAGTATTGCTTAATAAACTTGTATATGAATCTGAGAACATGCCGCCTACTGGATATGCCTTTTCTATATTAGACAAAGCCATACGTTCTTGTAGCTCTTTAAGAAAAGGACCAGCATCTAATTCTTTTGGAGAACGCGCAGAGCCAGTAAGATTCATCAATCTACGTGGATTACGTGACTGTATATTTTCCAACTGGAGAAGTTGGTTAGGAGTAAGTTGTGTTAATCCGGTTACTATTTTGTTAGCAGCACCCATCGCACCAGAAGCTCTTGCCTGGTATTCATCTAACTCTTTCTTATATGCTTCTCTATCTCCACCAGTCATTTCAGAGAAATACTGGTAAGAACCTGGATGCTGGTAGCGTGCTTGAATATAAGTTTCGTCAATACCTAAGCGCTCTACTATTCTACCTGCTGCTTCCATTTGAGGAAACATAGAATAGTATGACTGATACGCAGGATTGCTTGGAGACATTCCTGCGAATCTAGCCAATCTACTTAGAGAGTTTAGAGGCATTGTGCCTCTACGTGGTACTGCCACTTAAATCCTGTCTTTCTTGCTCAGTTAATTCAAAACCAAACCATTCGGGATGCATCATCTGATATTGCATCCAACCTTCATACGCATTGACTGGAGAAGGTTCACCTGCTTCTTGATTTTGCAGATAGTTTGTAAATATAGAAGTATCTGTAAGAGCCGCTTTGAATAAAGCTAATTGCTCCCATAAATCACGTAAATGTTGTTTACGCTCAACTTCTCTATCTTCGTAAACATTAAGAACGATAAATTGTTTACGAAGTCGAGATAGCGGTCCTTGCTGCCAATTTGTAAAATTAACAGCCTTAGATACAAGCCAAAAATCTCTTAGGCGTTTTCGTTCTTCGGACTCGCTACCTCGGTAAATTCCCCCAAAACACCAAGAACCTGCATTTCTTTTATCCACATACGCTGGTAGCAATCATATATTGCGTTAACAACAGGTTCAGGAAGTTTTAGTATTTTCTCAAACTTATCTTCGGGGAAATCGCCTAACTTGGTATCAGCGATATTTTCAATGGCGAAGGCTAGGTGCCATCGCTTTAGTACAAAATCATGTACTATTGGATCACTATGCTCACTTGCTCTCTTTAAACATTCGAGCATTTCTTCGTCATATAACGTTCTCATTAGTATAGGAACGTTCCGCACTAGTACAGAATCTTTATAAGCTGCACCAAATACTTCAAGTATAATATCTGTTTCGTTATCCATTTTCTCTAGCTTTCCAGAAATCACCTGGCTTTGCTGTATTACCTAAATCTAGGTAGATTGGTCTATAGTTAACAAGTCCAAAATCTTCATGGACTTCAAATAAAACTTGGCTGGGTATTGTAACCCTCTTGAAGCCGGACTGGACAAAGGGTGTACTAGGAGGTAGAGCACCATTTAAGACCTGCCAGCCCCTTCCTAGCGGCAGACAAGCGGCAGTATGATGATGGCCCATGACCAAAATATCAACGCCATCAAGCATTGCTTGATACTTCATACCCGCGTTTTGAATTGGATACCAACCAATTCCACCGTAAGAACCAGTGGAAGTTTTGAAACTGGCACCATGTTCATAAGCAACACGCTGTCCAGCTATGATATCTCCATCGAAGAACGAGTTAGAGTTTCTTAAAGTCAGGCGCCCAGCTTCGATAGATTCTTTGAATATTCGTCGCTCAAATTCAGCTATAAGCCACGCATATGTATCATGATAACCAAGTTCACCTAAGCCAGCATAACTAGCTTTCTGACTTGTTCTATCATGATTTCCACCAGTATTACGAACGTTAACTACTGGAAAAATAGTCTCACAGTTTTGAATAAACTCTACGAGAATATCTACTACGTCAATAGTTTGTTTTGTAACTAGCTCATCTATACCAGTAACTTGGCTGGTACGCATTCCATCACCCTCAACTAGATCGCCTAATTGAAGAATCCATAAGTCTGTTACGTTAATAGACTTAGTAGCAATAGAATGTAGAAGTCGTATTGTTTTCCACAGATGTTGCATCTGCTTACGACTGATATCAGTTGATTGCTCGAACAAATGTCCTGTAGCATCAGCCGCAGTTTTTTGTCCTATGTGTAAATCGGAAAGTACAAGTACCCACGAATGATTAGGCTTATTCTTAGCCCCTCTGTACTTGTCTGGCAATTCAGGAACTTTAAGTAGCGGTGCGTATTTATTTATTGTGTGTATGTATCTGTCTTGTGATGACTTTGCACTTAAAAGTTGTTTAAGTTCATTTATCTGTGCTGCTCGTAATGCAGCTGCTTTTTGTTCTTCTGCTAACTTATCCAGTTCATTCATAACGTTTCTCAAATAGAAAAAGGGAGGTTTTCACGCCTCCCTTTAAGCTACTCCGGGGTCATTATTTGCATTGACACTCTTGCCAATAAATGTTCCGTATTCCCTCGCTAAGGAAGTTGCATCATTTAAATTGAACCCTAGATCAGAGAACATTACACCGTAGATAGTTTCTACTATAGGTGATCCAACCTTAGATGCGGTGCCGGGTTGAACGTCACCAGAAGCAGTTATATATTGTTCTGCGTACTGGTTCACCAACGTAAACTGATAATTTCTAAGGTCTACATTAGAGCTTGATGTATTGTTTAATCCTGCTAGTAAGTCTCTTAACTTAGCTGTGTTAATAGCCAGTCTTTCAAAACTACCCTGAACCTGGCGCATACCAAATTCAGGTTCCTTATGATCAGAACCAATCTCTGGAACCCAATGAGTTCCAAAAGATTCAGTGTATCTAACATTCTGTAATCCACCAATAGGTACATTACCAAACAATATTGTAAAGAATCTACCAGACTGTGCGTTGTAGCCTGGTGTAAAAGTTCCTGGAGTTGGCATAGTTTACCTCTTAAAGCACAAATTCTATTGAAAGTGTGAAATCAATTTCAGTAACTTCAACTCTAGGATTGTAGGCAAAGCTAACAGCATATCTTCCTGGCTGATTTGTTACAGGGATAACTGATATAGTCTGTGGATTATATCCAAGAATAATATTGTTACCAGATGCAAAGTTAAGAGCATCCTTAACTCTAGCTAAGATCATTATGGCGTTACCTTGGGTAAAGGCTAGTCCTAGTAATGTCTGAGCATAGCTGTTCAAAATCTTTATTAATCTGTTTTGCTGAGCTACGATATTCTCTCGTCTATAGTTACCAGGGTTTGCGGTTGTAACACCGTCAAAGACAATAACACCTGCATTATTAACCAGAGCTACAGCACCATACTTACCTAAGTTCACAAGGTCGGTTTGCTGGAATGTTTCTGTAAGAGAAACAAATCCATTAATAAGTTTGTGTGTTAGCGGTACAGCAGGATTATCCATAGCCTTAAGAGCAGCTAGAACAGCAGCTAAATAGAATCCATCGTATACCTGATTTAAGTTAGTTACTGGATTTCTTCTAGTTCCACCTTGGTTAGTTAAGAAGGTAACATATTGTGAAACTACAAGATTCTGTACTGCTGATAGTGCGTTGTTTACTACAGTAGCATAGTTATAACTGTTGTACGCTACACCTAAGAATGCTTCACAAGGCTGATTTAATGAAGCTTGTGAGTTACAGAAATTAAGCTCTGCCTGCCATACACCTGAATCACCTGATAATACACAAACAAAATCTGGATTAGCAGCAGACACGGCTGGTAGATTTAGAGCAGCAATCAAATCTGTTGGTGTTGCATTAAGGCCATTCTTTGCACCAGACAAAGTATATGTACCAGCTACACCGGCAGTACCAGTACCAAGTACACAAGAAGCTAACTGTGAAATCTGATTAATTTGTTGTGCAATAGACGTTGGAGTTCCTGTATATGATTCAAGAACTGTATTCTGACCTGGAGTATTGTCGTACAAAGATACAGTCTGAACAGTAACACCAAGACCTATAGAATACAGAGATTGTGAGACAACGGCTGTAACAACATTACTACCTGCATAATGTGGAGCAGCAGTAAATGTAAATGCTGTTCCAGTTGCTGTATCTGGAACAGAACCTACAGCTTGTGTTGCACCTGCTCTAACACAAATCATATTTAGGTTAGAGAATCTACCCTGCTGTGAATAACATAGTTCAGCAGCAGGTTCTAGGGTATAGCCCTGCTGTATAGCATTTGCCTGTGATTGTACGAATGAACCGAATTCAGCCTGTACTTGTGCTAAAGAAGTACACAGAAATGGTTGATTAGTACCTTGTGGTGCAGTACCAACCAGAACCATAATTCCCGGTTCACCAATGTTTCCGTTACCAGCAGCAGTTGAGTTTAATACATTAAATGTAACTGCGGGTCCGTTGTAATTTGAAACAGCTTGTCCCATAATGAAATCCTATACAGGGATTTGTATAACTACAGTAATAGTTTGTGAATAGTCTATAAACATGATTGGAGGTCCAGGAACGTACTGAATCTGCAAAGCCACGTTACATTTTAAATATAAATCTCTTTGAAACAATGTTTCTATATCTGTACGGATATTACGGTCATCACCTTCACGCTGGAGAGAATCTTGAATCTTTCGCGTAACAGGAGTCTGTCGCCATCCATGAGATATGATACCAAAATTTTGGAGCGTTGCCAAATAAGGTTGATTGTTTACTGCGTCCCATCCTTTTTCTATGTTCATAGTAATGTAGGAAGATAAACGCTGTATCTCACGATAGACTTTTGATTCTATGTGTATATTAATTTCACAATCATCTAAAGTACCAACAGTCTGTGTATTAATTAATACATTAGGATCAAATTGTGCCTGCATCCATAAATCCCCAATCATTTCAGGATTTATTTCTGGCATATATGCTCTGACACCAATAAACGGATAATTAGGTTCTTGAAGCTTAGTAAACAGAGAAGCTACCTCTACAGTCGTTACGCTGGCACCGTCACTCTGCTGTCCAGAATACTGAGACATTAAAATCTCAAATTGCTGAACAATAAATTGCTCGACAGCTTCTTCTAAACCATACTGAGCAAATGGTACTTGACTAGCCACGATACACTGGTGGAGCTACATGAGTTTTAGATTCTGTCAATTCAACAGAACCTACATTATGTCTAATTTTCTTAGCATCATCACGCCATGAACGACCCTTTATAATGTCCCAAATAGTATCTGTACTTACGTTAAATTTCTGTGCCAGTTCTCTAGTTAACATCTTATTCGGCCAAGCTTTTGGTCCCTTTTCAGCATCATAATGACTTGCCCAATATGACACAATATAGGCTTTATCAACCTCTGTAATTTTATAAGCACCCATTACTTTATTATTCCTTTTTCTCTTAATACTTTTTCTACCTTAGCTGCTCTAGCTCTGGAAGAACGCTTTGGATTAGGTCCAAGAATAGCAGCTACCTCTCGCTGGAAAGCTGAATTTGCCTGATCTGGAAGCATTCCTTTAAGTTGTATACCAAAAGCATATTGTTCTAAATATGCTTCAATAGCTTCATTCTCAGCTAAAACTGCTCTACGTCTATTTTCGTTACTCGTAATTCTATGATGAAGTCTTGCTTGTGAAAGAGTGTTTTCACGCCGCATTTGTTCGTAGCGAGCACCTTCCTCTATATCATGAATTTCATCTTCTTCTTCGGATATATCCCACTCCAAAGGATTATACACGCTACGTAATTGTCGGCGCATATTTTGAATTCTTGATTTCTCTAATTCAGATATTCTACGATTTTGGTGTTCCTGCGCTTGTACTAGCTCATCGTAGGTAGCATCTAACTTATTGTAATAATCGTCTATATCTTTAGTAGCAAGAGACTTGATAAATTCTCTACAATCATCAATAGCTTTCTCTACATACATTCCAGGTGGTCGTCCAGGAATAGTAACCTTTCTAGTTACTATCTTTTGACCTTCGCTATTATAAAATACAAGCATTCCTCTGGCAGGAATATTATCCGGTTTACCGTGAACAGTGTAAGTACGCCAACCTGTAAAGTAGAAACGCAACCATTCTGGACCAGATACAGTTACGATAAGTTTACTTGATGCTTTTACATCAACATCTATTGGTCCAGCATGCCCACTACCCATATACTTTCTTATATCAGGATCAGAGTTAAGATGCTTGTAGATACCAAACTTAATCTGGCTTTCTATGTAGCTACGCACCTGGCGAGAAAGTTCTATTTCTTGTATGTTGTTTAATTCACCAAATGTATCTAATAGAATTTCTTGTTCGTAAGTGCCGTGACTAACATCTGCTCTTTGTTCGTCATAGCGCGTATGCCAGATAGCAGAAAGCTTTTCAAGATCATAACCATATTCAGGAACAGCATCTTGGACCATAGGATTGTCATAGACATTCCAAGGCCATTGATGTGTCCAGTCTGGTGTCTTAGGTCTTGCCATCTATTAAACTTTCAACAATAAAACCAATGCGTGTTCCTAACTGAGAACCAGCATATAATACTAATAGCGCTAAAACAGTTTGCCACGATAAGGCAAAATTAACAATAACTTGTGCAAAACTTAATGCAGTTGCTATATCAGCTAAACCATCCCAATTACCAGCTAACCAAATCTTTCTTTCTTGGACTGCAAGAGTACATAGTGTATTCAAACTATCCCTTGCAGCCATTGAAAGAAATATAATGATAAGTGGTAAAACTACTGACATTTTTTAATCGCGTTAATTGCTGCCTTTACAGATTCCTCTTTAAGTTTATCCCAAGTAAAATTACAATTCTTTAAACTTCTAGCAGACATTTGATGCCATAATGATTTGTTCTTTGCTATATCTACAATCTTATTGGCGGCATCTACAATGTCTATAAGTGCGTGTTCAACGCCAGAACTATGATGATAGTAATCTGAAACTCTAATTGGAGTTGCATAATCCTTTGCATACTCCCATCCAGCGGCATACTGTGTAGTAAGAACAGGCAGCCCACATCTAGCTGCTTCCATGAGAGGTATACCAGCACCTTCAACAGCGGAAGGATGAAAGTATAAGTCTGCACAGTTGTATAACTTACACAACGAACCTTTTTTATCTGACGGTAACGTGACAAAATCCAGCGGACTTTCATCGTTAGGCTGGGAGAATATAACGTTATTTTCGTCTAGCCCAGCTTGATAAACTTCATCGTTTAAAGCCCAACCTTCTAGCTTATAGTCATTATAAACTTTAGTGTGTGCAAGAATCTTAAAGGTAATTTCTGGCAACATGTCCTGTGCTAATTTAATAGCTCTAAAGAAACGCGGCCACTGCTTTCTGCCAGCATTTCGCGCATTATACATTATAACAAATGTATTGTCGCCCCATTCTTGATTACACTGAGCAGCTAGGTCAGCCTTTAACTTCTTACGATCTTCCTTATTAAACATCTGCCAATTAGCATGGTTCACACCATGATAAGCAACAGGTGACAGTCTACCAGTCTTTTCAAAAGCCACAGCGTTAGAGTATTCTGATGGAAGTATAATTTCATCAATCTCTAACTTATTTCTAGTTTGCTTATTTCTAAAAGCATCATCAACAAACATACGTAACCAAGAGCGCATCATAGGAGCACCCTCGGTTATTAAGTAGCTAGCGTGTGGCCAATAAGATATGAAGCTGGAGCGAAGATACTCCATTACCGAACCTACATCGTAATAGGTAAAGATAACATCAGGCTCAAACTTCTTTAACACTTCATTATTAAGTTGTGGAATTCCATGCATATTTGAAGGTTCGGTCCATGTTGCTCTTTGAACACCATAGTCAGCAAGTCCTTCAAGACACTTCTGTCCATATCCACCAGTACATAACGCATGAATATCAAATTCAGTTGCCAGTGCTGGAACAATTTGTTGTGATACAACACCAAATCCGGTGTTAACTGTAGGAGGTTCTGCGATATATAGAAGTTTCTTTTTCACTTATTTTGTCTTTATTTGTACTGTATTTGTATATGTTCGGCCAGAGGCCATGTTTGCTCTTACTAGAGCTGTATAGTTAGCTTCATCGTATGTAGAAATAATAAGTGAGTCGGCTGGAAGCGTAAATTCAAACCAATACGCATCTGTATTATTTACTGGTGGATGAGCTATAGGTGCATTAGTTGAATAGACTAATACATTGGATGGATCATAAAGTGCTAGTGTTAAAAGTGTAGGTGTATCATTATCTGTTACAGCATAATCTGATGCCAAAAATACCTGTAACTGCAACGTTGTCGCTGCATTAAATAATCCTGGCATTAGAAGTTATTAACCTGCAATACTAATTTCATTAATTGTTGTGGTCTAAGCTGTAATAGAGAAGAATAATTGTCGTTAGATATAGGTAAACTAGCTTGCATTACAGGAACTGGAACGGTATAAATAGTGTCATCCGGAGTGGCTTGAAATACTACTATATGCCATCCTATTTGATCGTTATTAAACGTCCAATCTCTAACATTAACTCCAACTCTATATCTTGCGCCAGTATGGTCAATTACAAGATCACCTATTTTGGGCTCTTGTATCATTGCTATTGATAGTTTTTGATCTTGTTCAGTTCTAACAGGACCTGACTGATCCCAATCAGTAACCACAGTGTTATAAGAGAAAATACCATAAACACGCTGGTAAGGACTATTGATGCCTGTATAAGGAGAACCCCAACCACCAGCGAATCCAGTCCCATAACAAATAGGACAATTTGGGTCCGTTTCAAGTTTCTCGTCAATATCAGCGCATCTAGGACAGAAGCCATTATTAAATTCTGAGTTAAATCTTGGTAGATAGACTAGTCTTTCACCACGACCCTCTAACCACTGTAACAAGAAGTCTTTGGGTGCTTGATGAAAACTAATATCTATACTCACTTAAACCACGCTTATTGCATAATAAGCACCCGAAGGTGCAGTGTACCCTGTAAAGTTAGATACTTCCTGGTTTGGAAAGCTTCGCTGAAAATCTGGATCGTGTGGTAAGACCCGACCTCTAGCGTGTGCTAACGCTACTGGAAACGTTCTTGCATAATATTCTGTAGATATATTAGCAAAGAAGTAATTAGCATCGCTTCTAAAGTCTGCCTTTTTCTGTTTCCAGTTTATCTGGATTCTTTTAACCCTAGCTAAGTCCTCTATTTGCTGCTCGACTGGAATGGTTATTTCCAGCCTAGAGCATAGATTAGCACAACATAAAGCTATCGTTCCAGCCTTAAACGAAGTCTGGTCAGGATCATTTGGAGCTAATCCCATTAGTATTTGGAAATTAGCTTTTGAGACTCTTGAAATAGCTTCTGCTTCTGCCGAAGGTAAGAATTGAAGTTCGTCTATAACTTCATCGGTTAACTGGCGACGAACATCATGGTCTAAACCTAAAGCACCACGAACACTATCGTAGTCTAACTCAGTCTTAAGAATTTGTCCCATTACGGATTCTGCGGTTCAGCAGCCTTCAAAGGTTTTGTATTAACTGTATCAACAATCTGACCAGCCTTAATAAGTTCTAAGCAGCGTTTATACTCAGCCTTCTGATCATCATCTGTGCCAAACAGCATCGGATCAAGACGGTAAGGCTTTCTAACACGTTCTAGAATAACATCACCCTTCTTCTGCTCTGCTCTAATCTTTAGAACAGTATTGGCGATTTCTTCAACAGACATGTTGACGCTTGGATGGCCGATCCACTTAGGTAGTGTTTCTGCTACATCTTCGCTAACTTCTAGTAGTCGTCCAGAATACTTTTCAAAAGGTTTGCCGTCCTTTTCGCTAAAGCCCATAATCTTTTCTTCATGCAAAGCATGTGTTACAGGTTGTACGTATGGAACTTGAAAGACTGGACAAACAGGATCACCTAATTCGTCAAATCCATGAACATGGATTCTTTCATAGCCTTCTTCTGGATCACCAGAAATGTTTTCTTTTATAAAATTGATGTGCGGTTCGACAACACGAACCCAAGCTGTTCTAGCCATTGAAATCCTTTATAACTATGGTTGTATTCTTATTAGATACCAAGAAAGGAGGGAGAGCCGGAACTCTACCCTCCCTTTCGACGGTTTGTTTTAAACGTATGTTAGTGTGATACCAGATTCGTTGATGATCTTATTGAATCCAATGTTCTGTGATACTGTAATCATGTTTGTCTGGTCGATTATGTTTCTAGCAGATTCAGTGATATTAGAGTTAACTTCAATCAACTGTTCTAGAAGCAGACTTCGATCCATACCTACAATCAGACCACCTGGCATAAATGGCATGTAGACTAGTCTTACACTGCCCCAAATACCTTGTGCTAATTCGATAGTACCGATATTAACACCCTTCTGGTCAAACTGAGCAAGAAGAAGCAATGGGTTGATGTTAGGGAACTGCAAAGTAAGAATCTGTAGCAATTCATATAGTCTACCGACGATTGTGCTCATCTGCATAGGCCATATAGTAGCCTTGAATCTTAACCAAGTCTGATAATCAAATGTCTTTGAAATCGTTGATGACTGATTTGCATACCCGTACAGAACTAGATATGTATCATAAACACTTCCTGGTCCAGATGGAGCATTGCTGTTCATGGTAGTCATATTCCAGTTAGGAGCAGCGTTACCATTACCATCACCATTCAGAATAATATCCATAGCCATTGTAGCCTGGTCTAGCTTATTCTGAGCAGCAATTCTCTGTAGGAATAGAGAGAAGATATCCAGCTTTACTCTACGCATGTATTCATAAGAAGTTACGATACGTAGACCATACTTCTTGACATACACGTTATGTTCAGAAGTCTGAATATAGACGGTAGGTAGCTCGGCTCTTTCACCAGTATGCTTTAATCTTCTCTGTTCCTGAGTATCATTCATATAGATAGTCTTGTAACCAGCGCTATCTATAGGTGTAACCTTAGCTACAAGTTCACCTAGAACATCCTGTGCCAAAGGTGTAACTCTCATCTGTCGGTTTATAAACTCAGGGAACAGAATCCATGACTGAGGATCACCAGATACGAATGTATTTGATGTATCTCTAGTTACAGATAGCTCAGGCTTCCAGAACTCGGATAGGCTAGAAGCCGGAATACCGCGCATAGCATCAGACTGAGTTCTGATGTTAAATCTTCGAAGCTGTCGCTGGAAGGCATCAGTACCGTCGTATTCTCTTTCGTTCTTAGAAGGAGTTGGATTAATTTGTTCTAGTAACTGAGAGAATGTTAACTTACGATCATTCATAGCTCGTTCATATGACTGAACAGCAGTAGGACCGAAATCTACTTCTCTAAAGTCTGACTTTACTTCAAAGTCTGGAACAATAACGTCTGCCATGAAATTATCCTAAGTACACTAGTGCTGAAACTGGACCAGTCGCTACATTTGACGGTGGTACAATATTGCCTGCTAAGTGACTAAATTGTTCTTGATTATGATTGTATACATAACCTACACAAACTGCGTTAGCACATAGAGCAGTAGTATCAGGAACACCGATAACTGCACCAGAACCGTCTACAGCGCATAGATGACCAATCTGAGGTAGATTACCTGAGTTTGGTGTGAAGATACAAAATCCTCTGCATTGTACTGTGCAGTAACCTTCTGCTGCAACAGTTAATACTTGTCCGAAGATTCTCTGACCTGAAACACCCTTACCAACAGAAATGCCTGTTTCAGAAACAGCATTATATGTTGATGTTGAAGTTATGGTTACAGCAGCAGATAAATCTGTTGAAACGGACAGGTTTGCTCCACCAGGACCAAATGATGGTAGGTTGATAGAGCTATCTGTGAAAACTAGCACTTCTGGGCCAGTAATGCCCTGAAATGCAATATTTACTCGTGGATCAGCCATAAAATTTCCTTACAAGTATATTATGCCTTATAAAGCTCTGGATTGTCAAATAAGCTTCGAGTCTTACCTTCTTCATCCTTTTGGACGAATTCTCTATTGCCAATTCCAGTTGCTGGTGCTACTGTTTGTCTTTGTGGAGTTTGAACTCGCATAAAGTCAGAAATCTTCTTGTCAACAGATGGATTAACCTTGTAAACTTCTTCTGCTTGTCGTCTTACAGAATCTACATAAGCCTTTAAATCGCTCATGCTTTCAATAGATCGCATGATTCTAAGTTGCATGTCTGGATCAGCGTTATCTCTATCTCTAGCAACAGAATATCTAACACCGTCTAGTTCTAGCTGTCGTCTATATTCTAGACCCTGATCAGCTAGTTCCATAAGTGCTCTAATGCCTTCGCCATCAAGAGATACACGATAAGGTACAACTGGTAAATCTTCTTCACCAATCTTAAGTGTTTCATCTTTAATAGCTCGTCCACCAGATGGAACTAAACCACCCACTGAACCAGTTGCAGTTGGCTTTCCGCCAACTAAGATATTACAATAACCCTGTGGCCATACTTCTAACGTAACATTGCCAGACTCCTGTGCAACGCCACCGTCACCCTGATGAACTTCTGGACCATCACCAATATCGCCACTACCAGTACCAATAGTAGTACCGGAAGCTTGATACATTTCACCATGAACTGGAGAAATTGGTTCTGTTCCTGGGAACATATCACCAGCGGTGTGACCCTTTCCTGGTTCCATTCCAGTAAAGTTATTTAGAGAATAGCGAAGTTCGGAAGCTGTTTTCATTAAGTCAACAATACTTCTAATATTCTTAGAAGGACCAAACACTCTATCAGTCTTTGGCTTGTTGGCTTCTTCATTTTCCATTTCTTCGTCTACCTTCTTCTGGAAGGCTTCCTTGTCTAGCTTTTCAGTTCGTTCGCCAGATTCGACTTCTCGAATATACTTTGCTAGGATATTAAAAGACTTCTTTGGAAGGGTATCACCATGCTTACGAAGATACTTCATCCAATGATCAAGTTCTTCACGCATTTCTTGAGATAGTTCCATAATTAATCCTTCTTATGCTTACGTGCTTTTCGATAAATTCTCATAGCACGTATTAAATAAGATTCATCAGTTTCGTGCAAATCTTCTTTTAAGAACGTAATAACCTCAGCACGACGCATGTCTTTTCTGAGATTACCACCGTATGTCATATTATACCGTGCTATGTCCTTATCGTCTAATTTACCTAAAGCTCTTAATTGAGCAGCTTTAAGAGAAACTGCGTTAGAATTAGAACCTTTCCAGACATGAGATAGCTCTGCTGCATGAGCATTATAAATACCATAAGTAGCTTTTCGTAACTTACCACTTACTTCGTATTCTTTGCCTGGAAGATGTGAACATGCTCGGCTTAGAACTTCGTTATCACAAAGTTCACAAACCTGCTTACCTTCATAGAAACGAACACTCACGTCCTTATAGATACCGGCAGTAACCGCACGAATATAATCATTAGACGGTATACCAAGGTCTACGCCTCTAACAACATAAATAGAGGCTAAAGTTTCACCATCACGGTACTCACCATTATATGTACGGCCCATGACCTTTTCTTCATCATGATTGATTAGAAAAGATCGACCAGCCTGGTAATCTTCTGCGTAATTACGTAATGTAGTATCATCCATTCTAGAATGGAAAGAATCATAGGTACGATCAGAAGCCTTAGCTGAGAATACGAAAATATCCTCGGGAGAAACATCTCCCAAGGTTTGCTTTCGTATAAGAGCCATATCACGTTCTGTAGGATTACCTACTGTTCCTGTAATAGGGAACTTAGAAAAATCAAAGAAATTACTTCGCATGAGGGTCTCTCCAAAACTCTATGTTTGCACTTTTACAATTAGGACAAACATTTGGAGCATTTAAAAGTAACTCTGTTCTGTGACAAGAGTTACAGTATACCTTGATATAGTTAATCATTGGTCTTTGGTGAGAATATAAACTTACACTTTAAACACTGGCGAACTTCATTTAGAGATTCCTTATATTTCTTAGGAACTCCCATAACCTTCACCATTCCGTCAGCGTATGATTCTTCACACCGAGGACACTTTTCTTCGTCTAATTTCATTATTGTAATTCCGCTGGTCCAGATTGTAGGACTGTTACTGTCACATTACCTGAAACCATATTTGCTGTTCTTGTTCTAAACTGACCTAACGCTTCTGGCTTATGGTTAGCGTCCATCGTATAAACACCGGCAACTCCAGTATTTGCATACAAAGATGCATTTCCAGCACCTTGTAGCACAACTGGAACCCAATTCTGTCCATCTATAGAACATTCAAAGAATATAGTTCCACCAAAAGTTCCAGTTACTTGAACGCCTAACGCATCATAGCCATTCAAATTAACAGTAGAGCCATTTGCATTGGCAACCTGCGCATTTTGCGTTGTAGTAACAACTGTAGGAACCATCTAACTTAACCAAGAAAATGCCCAACCAATTTGGACATTAGCACCAGAATTATTCGGGTCGAAAAGCTGCTTAGCTGCTGTTAACAACTGAGCATCTGTATATCTATTTTGACTAAAATCTACATGCTGACAACTATCTAAAATTCTATCGTCAACAGTAGATTCAGCAACTACAATTGTGAGAAAATGATTACTATCAATATTGACTAAAGTTTCAAGATTAACAGCAATCGTTTTAAACTGAATTGGAGTTGTTGTACCAGGAAAATTAACAGACCTTAAATCAGCAGAAGCTGTATCTGGATCAGTAATTTCACTGATTCTAAGAGGACAGATAAGTCCTTGCTTATTTAATATTTGGTCAGAACTCTCGTATACCCAAGCATTAAACTGTTGTGCTAACGTCATTCCATTAGCATATTCACTAATACCATGATTAACATTTGGTAGATTCCATAAAGTATCTACCAACTGCTTATCTTTATCTACATCTAAAGGCCATAATCCTGCCTTAACAGCAGCCATTGTGAGTGTTCTAACACCACAAGTTTCATCATAACCTTGTTGATTAGCATCGACTACGGCCTGATCGTCAGGCCCTACTATTGAGGCCGGAACAGTAGGGCTTAATCGAAAGAAATTGGGTCTACTGTATTAGTTAACTTATTATAAACAAGAAGCTTCTTTACCGGATTTCCGTTAGCATCTGCTACTTGAACTTGTGCAACAGACATATCTGGAGTGAAATACTGTTCATTAGAAAGTGGAGTAGCATTGTTAGCTGTAATCCAATTTTGAAAGCCTAAGCCTAATGTAAGAGCCATGTTAGTATCCTATCACTTTATTAGCCACCGTGCAATTTTGCTACTATTTCAAAAGTAGTGTACCCAAGGTTAACAAGAATTGCTATAGCTGGAAGAATCATTGTTTTTAAAGACAATGATCTCTTTTTATCACTCTTTAATTCATCAACATCAGTACGTAATTCTTTAATATCTCTAGTAGCTTCTTCCTTAAAAGAAAGAAATCCTTGCTGAGCTTGTAGAATCAAATCTACTTTAGCTTCAACTTTAGCTACTAGCTCTTTAACGGTATAACGAACAGTAGGTTGGTCGTCAGGACTAGCCATCATTTCCTGCATCTTTTTCCTCGTCCCAAGTAATGTTCAAGCTGCCATCATTACCTACTAAAAGCATTAAACTTGGATTTGATTCAATTTTTTCATAGTCCTCTGCCGAAAGAATATCTTTTATGATATTTTCTTTTGTCCAAGCAGCAAGTTTAACTTGCTCCTGTATAATTGTACTTTCGATGACTTGATTAGCAGCATCTTTTTTCATATTCCAGGCTAGCGTATGACCTGAATCTACTTTTACTTTCATTATACTGTTCCTTGAATCGTTGCTCTAGAACCTGCAACTAGATTTGTACTTAAATTAGTCTGTACCTTTATTGTATTTATGGCTGCCGTGCTTCGCCAGCTTGCACTGGTTAGACTTACAGCCATATTTGCCTGTGTAGTATCTGCGCAACCACTACTTCCTGTAACACCTTTATTAAGGGTAGTACTGGCATAATCGAGAAACATCGCACGACAAACACCAACAATACCGGATGCCGTACTAGTACCACATGAACCCCATTGAAACTGAATTACAGTATCCGATGGAACCACACCCGTGCCAGGTGCGCTACTACTTGTTGTATTGATACTCTGATATCCATAGTGCGAGGCTGTATCAGAGTTTATAATAACTTGTAAATTCTCATTAGTATGCGCTCCATCTCCTCTTAAAGAGGTTAGGAGTTCAGCATCTTTATAAGAACCACTTAAGGAGCTAAAAGTAATGTTTGCAACGGACGAACCTAACACGCTATCTGCTAAGTTCTGCATACCGACTCCACCACTAATCTGTGAAGTTTTTAATAGTGGTTGAGACATTAGTTTATTCCTTGAAGTGTGAATCTAGAACCTGTGACGAAATTTCCTCCGGCAATACTTTTGATTGCCGTGATAGCGGCGGTACTTCGCCAACTTCCAGCCACCGTTCTGGCATACGTATTAGTAGCGGTCGAATCAGCGTAGCCAACAGTTGACACGTAGCACTTCTCGGCCGTTGTCCCCGTGTAGTTGGGAATAAGAATATGAGCAACCCCGAACGTATTAGCTCTAGGAGCATTAGCGTCCGGGATAGTTGCCCATATGGCGAAGGACGTTTGCCCAAGGCTGTTTCCACCGACCGCCGATGCGTTGTTTCCCGCTACGTACTGCGTGTCGTAATTGGCGCCCGTATCGCTGTTGAATTGGCCTGACACATTTTCTGCGGTTGCTGCCTGATCGCCACGAGCATCAAGGATATACACCATATCCTTATACACTTGACTAATAGATGAAAATGTAATAGAAGCTGCTGACGATCCTAAGGTAGTGTCCGCTAGGTTCTGCATACCGACACCACCGCTCACCTGAGAAACAGGAACTTGATTAACACTCATATTAAAGATACCTATTCAAACGTGCGGAAGCTAAGACTAAATCACGATCACTGGAATTAGAATCGCGCAAAATAGCCTTATCTCTTTCATCCTGCTCGTCTTGTAATTTCTTAGCCTCAGCAGCCTTATCCTCTGCCTCTTGTGCTAAACGTTTCTGCTCCATCGCAGCATCATGTTCCTCTTGTGTGTACTCATGCCACACAACAAAAGCACGACCACTAGCACGACCACTACCATCACAATCATCACAACCATTATGTTGCACTAATTTACCGAAGATATGAGCACCTAATAGTTTCGTAGTCCCTGGATAATCTGGATCAGGAACAATCTGTCCACCACCACAAGTAGGGCAGGGACCAGAAGCATCAATATCGATACCAACTAATCTACCTGATGCAGAAGTATTACCTCCACAATCAGGACATGGAACGCCATCAGTAACTTTATCTAGACAATGTTCTAAGTGAGAGCAGTGGGCGGTGCCGTCAGCTTGAACAACACCGTGCCCACCACATGTCTGACAAAGATTGTAATGACTTGGATGAGGATTATGATACATATTAGACCGCCTTACTATATGCGTATATAATTGCTATTCCAGCAGCGCCAGTGTTACCAACACCGTTACTACTATTAGGGCCTGTTGTGCCACCTTGACCACCACCACCAACACTAGGTAAACCACTTGCTGTTCCACCAGCACCCATTGAAGATGTACCGCCAGGACCGCCTCCGTAAATTCCACCGCTAGGCATGATAACTCCCGGTCCTCCAGCTTGGCCTGATATTGTAATATCGCCTGTACTACTACCACCACTACCACCAACACCACCTGTAGCACCAAACGCCGGAGTGGAAACAGCAACACCTGAATTCCCTCCAGTGCCGCCTTTAGCTACACACGTTGTAGAATTAAATGTTGAATCATTACCATTATTTCCAGCAGCGCCTGCACTACCTGTAGTACCGCCAGCACCTACAACTACTGTATAATTGCCTGTCGGATTAGCAAACCACTTCTGCGCAAACGCACCGCCACCGCCACCACCGCCTGCTGCTCCTTGATTAGTGCTTGTAGCAGCAAATCCTCCACCAGCACCACCGCCGCCAATAAGTTGAATTAATAAAGCGTCCGCGCCTGCTGGAGTAGTATAAGTATTAGAACCTGATGTATATACTGTTGGAGCACCAATTAACTTATAGTTTGATCCTAACTTACCACTAGCATCAGTAACAGGAATAGTATTAGCTGTAATAGACGGAGATAATGCTGTATTATACCCATTTAGAGAGGACGCATTGCCTGCGCCTGTGCCTTGCGAACCATAGCCAATAATTACATTTGTCACACCATCAAATGCCGACGTAAATGTAAGGACACTACCAGCAATCGTGTAATCTGTGCCTGCACGCTGAATCCCCGAACCTCTGGCAACAAATAAGACTGTGCCAGGAGTCTGTGATAACGTGACAGTTGTTGCAGTATTTGCTGGTGTATATTCCTCATGCTGGAACGTTACTGCACCGCTGAATGTACTAGAAGTAGTGTAGACGATAAAGATAGTATCGGTAGATAACGCCGTAGTAAATGTGACTGTACTACCTACAACAGTTACATCTGTTCCAATCGCTAAACCAGAACCATTCTTTCCAACGTATAGTAACGTTACACCAGAATCATTTAATGTAACAGTAGTTCCTGTAACACTTGCATTATAGAAAGTTTTAAATACAGATACCCCACCCTGGCTACCCGCATTCGCTTGAAATGTTGGTAAACTACCTGGACCATTATCAGTTAACACGTAACCTGCTGAAACAGGTTTAGCTATTGCTACTTGCGTAGCATTTGGACCTTGACCTAACAAAACACCAATAGGTATGTTGTAGTAACCTGTTCCACCGTATAAGGCAGACAGCGGTGTAGACAACAACAGTGTGTTAATGTTTGCTGTATTAAGAACAGAAAAAGTACGTGTTGCTACGTTTCCGTTAACAAATAATGAATTACCAATAGTAGCGGCTTCACTTATTGCAATAGTAGAAACATTAAGATTTGTAACACTTTCTGCATATGTAGAAATATTTTGTCCTACACTTACAGAAGATGAAACATTTAATGAAGAAGTAAAACTACCAGCAACACCAGAAAATGTATCTGTGCCGACTGAATAGGTAGATATTGAATTTGCTGTTACAGTACCTAAATTAGATGTACCATAAGCAGAAATATTATCAAATGATCCATTTGTTGCATTTATAGTAGCAGCAACTAACGGTCCACCTAGCTGGAGAGATTGACCAATAAACTCAGTAGCAGATACTTCATATGAAGAAATGTTACCTGATATATTAACATTTCCTGTTTGTGTACCAGAAGGGTTTAATAAAACCGCATTGGCAAAGAAAACACCACCGTGTCTCATTTAAGACCACGCACGTACTACAACACTTGTTGGAGTAACACACCACAAATGTATCTTAGTTGTATTAACAGAAGTTATAATTTGAGCGCCAGCAGGTATCTGCGGAGAAGCAGAATTGCTGGAAGGAGTATCAGCAAATTCTACATATACAGGATTTGAATTTCTAGTATTGTCAATCAATACCTGATGTACTGTTGCACTAAATGTAATAGTCTGATCTGTAGATGGAGAATTTGTTGGAGAAGGTGTCTGATAACTATTTGCCAATGAAAACAAATTATAAAGATCGTTATCTTTTACACCTAATTCAGCAAAATATCCTGTACCATCATCAGAATCAACATTAGATACTGTATAGGTATTATAAGGTCTTATTCCGTAGAATCTGGTGCCATCCTCGGCGCCAAATACTGGTAAGTTTGAAGCGTCCTTAATAAGGACGTATTTTCGTACTGGCATGTTATAAGTCCCTCACTAGGGTTGCACCAGGAAAATTTATCTGAGAAATTGCTGTAACTAAATTACTAATAGTATTTACATTATTACCTTCAACAGAAATACGACCAGTATCATTAGTTGTTATCGTATTTGACGGTAGCAATGCAGAAAGGGCGTTGGCTGCCTGCATATTTGACGCATTTATAGTCAACGCCCCAAAGGGATCAAGAGACACCTGAGCTAAGGAACCACTACCTGCTGGTATATTCCATGCTAGCTCAGATGCCAATGAAGAAGCCTGAAAGCCTGCTATGTAACCATTATCTTCTAAATGATATCGTAAAGTTACAACACTCATGCTTCAATTATATCAATGTTTCAAAGAAATGTCGAATTTGTTTCGCTTCCCTTTCAAAATCAACATACATCTTATACCGTAGTTGTGTTTGCTTACAAAGATATTGATAGAACTCTGGATTTTCGGCACGTCGTATAAAGTCTACAATCCACTCAATATTGCGTCCATCAAGATTACAGCCAGTTTCTTCATCTACTAATAAGTCTCTAGCCTGTCTATCTCTATAAGCTTCGTAACTTGCTATTACAGGACGACCACAAGCAAACCAATTATGAATTATATGACCGTAACCATCTACTGTCTTATAATGCCATCCAAACCTAGAGTCGTGCATTATCTTAGCAATATTACTAATTCCCGTTATTTGAGGGTGGTCACAAGGCGGAGAGTACCCATAAGATACGAAATTATAGTCTGGAAGAAGTTGCTTAGCTGCTTCAAACAGATGATGCTGTTCTGGAAACAAAATCATAGAAGTTACATTCTTTGAATCTGTTGGTTCTCCAGGATAAAACACTTCTTCTTCGAATTTCTGGTGATATCTTAGATAGTTATACGCTCTACGTTGTTCATCCCTAATCATCCCAACCGAGTCAAGAATATTAGGATACTTCCCAATTTCAGGTAAAGACCATCCAGGATTGCCAATCTGATATATAAGTTTGGCTCTCGGCTGAAACGTATTGCGTAATCCATAGAATTTCTCTAAATCATAGGGTATTGTACAAATAATAACATCAAAGTCTGTATTGGCGAAAGTTTCGAAACTAATAGCATATGTCCGACTTTCATGAGCAATATCGTTAGCAACAAACACAGAATCGGTACGTAGGCTTCCGTAATTAATAGAAGGAACAAGATCATGCATTGGAACAGAATCGAATTCGAGAAACTGTCTAACAGTCTCAATAGCATTACCATACGGCTCTGCAATACCAAAATATCCATTATTAAACCAATCCATACCTACAGGTCTGTATATTTCTGCTCCTAAATCATCCGCCATCAACTGGAGAGAATGATACAGACCGCCATGATGATAATCAGCAAATATCTTCATTCCGCCAGACTCGCCCAATAATTTAACCAAGAAGTTCTTTCCACAAAGGTTCAACTGCCTTTGGGCTAAAATGCTTCATTGCGAACTTTCTGTTGTCCTCTGAGATAGTCTGCAACCAATCTGGATGCTCCAGAAGTCTCTTTAACATTTCAGCACCTTCTAAGTTATTGACCATAACTTCATCAGGTATCCAGTTACAAACATCGAACATTCCTTTAGGAACCCAATGTTCATGTCCCTTGCGCCACCAATCATCTGTAAAAGTAAGAATCGGTGTTCCTACCATCATAGCTTCAATTGGTACTAATGTGTATGCAGCAGGGATAGTGCCAGAGTAAAGAAGAATCTCCGAATGAGCGAATCCCCACAGTAAACCACTGTATTCTGGACATTGAACCGCAATTCTATCGGCCAATCCTTCATTTGAGGGACCAAATAGAACCCTATTCGGTATGTTAGCTTCTTCTGTAACAGCAAATAAATCATTGAATTTAAGCCAACTTCCTCTCTGCTCAGCACTTTGAGCGCAAAATGCTACGTCAAACATACAATCATCAGAATTCCATGTATAAGGAATGTCCTTATAGAACGGAATTATGCAGTCTGCACCAGCATTATTAGGCCATAGAAGTTCATTCTTAGAATACTTAACTATCTTCAATTGATCTCCGAGGACCAATTTCATATTGTTAAGTTGCTGTTCAACTAGTTCAGAGCTTTGTCCAATGCTTCTAAAGACGACAGTACCGCCCCACTGCTTTAATTTCGCTAGTTGACCTTGAATCCAATCGGGCATATGCATAAATACAACTACGTCTGCCCAATCTAGGTGTTCTTGATGCAAATTATCTTGGTGGAATCTATTTGAAATGTCAATATGCTGTAGATTTTGCTCCATCGACATAATAGGTGGTCTTTTAGGGTCTCCAGGACTGTGGGGATTCGTATACGACCCAATAGCTCGAACATTATACCCAGCTTCTGAAAGTAACTTACATTCATCATATTCTAATATCGCATGACAACTTAAATATAAAACATTTTTCATCTAACTATACCTTTGAATATACCAACACACTGAACACCAATTTCTTCATTATAGACAACAGAAACAGCTTTCGATTCTGTTACCTCTAACCAAGGCTGATGTACTCCATTTGGTGTTTCACAATAAAAATACTGTGTGCTGAAACTAAACTTATCTAATAAAACACCATAAAAATCTATAAGATTTTCTAGCGTTATACATTTAAATCCAGTTCCTTCTCCTTTTCCTACAGGAAACGACACGTAAATAGCCTTATCAGAAAGGTCTATTGCAGCTTTAAGAATTTCTAACGGCTTGTCTACATGTTCAATAACAGATACGCATGTAACTAGATTATATTTACTGTAGAATTCATGCGCACAAACATCATCTTGAATAAACTTATCTATATAGACTACTTCATCACCAATAGGAAGTAAGTCTATACCTGTGTAAACACCATATTTTATCAGATGTTTAGCATAGAAAGCTGAATCATGACAACCTATGTCTAAAATATTGAACGGCAGCACCCTATGAACAAATTTAACTAATTCTGGTATTTCTATTGTTCTTTCAGACATGAATATTAGCTGCAAAACTTTCTAGTTTCTTTATATCTTTGAGTTTTAAGCCTCTATGAGGGTTAGGTTGGATAAAAATCGTATTTAAACGGTCTGCAACCCAATCCTCAATATGCTGTCCACCCTTGTCATCCACTACAGCACAAGGTCTGTCACCAGCAAATCGCCTTATTTCGTCCAATTTCTCTGGTAACATTTCATCATTCTTATAATCTTCGGGATTTCCGGGCAACGGAAGCTGTTTTAGTGCAGTCGGTAGACTAAATATGGGCGATAAATAGGTATCTTCTCGTCCGCGCCAGCCTTTAGAAGCCCATACAATCTCAAATATTTCCGATAATTCAGGTAATTTGTCAACAACTGACAAGTCATAGACGAACTTATGTCCATCAACCTTAGTTTTAACTCTAGATTTAAAGTGTTCACGCGGTTTTTGAAGGTTTAAAACACCATCTACGTCTAAAAACAGGAATGGTTTACCAGATTTTGAATCTGTCATTACGCTTTATCCACAAACTCTGCTGTCCATCCATTACGCAAGCCCAAAACTCTGATAAAAGATACTCTTTTGTAAGCTTACACTTGCCACCATAAGGTAAATCATTGTCATCTAACAATAAAACCTTAAACGGAGCCTTGTCATCGAATAACTGGAGAGCAATCTTGGCTTCACAAAGCTGATGTTTCTGCGATTCTTCTGTAGTTTCCTTGCCTTCGGGTACTCTTGGGTCACAATCCATAGAATCTAGATATATTCCAGTAAATCTAGTGTCATTTCCAGAAGGCAATGTCAGCATATTTCCCAAAATAGCTAACGAATCACCGCAAATAGGCTTCCAATCAAAGTTTTCAGACCCATTTCTAAACACTAAATTCTTAACTGCATAATCCGCACAAGCTAAATTCTGTGCAACTATGTCTACAGAAACTAAAGTACCGCCTGGTACATAGTTTTGCATGAAATCTGATATTACCCATGAAGAACAGCCGCCACCCCAATCATCAAAAAGACGCATGCACCCTGTTTCTAAGATTGAAACTGGAACACCAGGTAAACCTGCTGATACTAAGTTAAGAAAAGCCTTCATAGAAGCAGAGCGGCCGCTTAAATTAGCACCGAATTTCTGCTCCCAATCACTATGTACGTTTACAAAATCTGTTTTTATATTCATTTCTTTATCTCTTTGCTTAATTATTGGGCGTAATAACACCCAGCGACTTCTTTTGGTTGATTATCCATGGACCTTACAGTACAGACATAGACAATTGGACCGTCTTGGTCTGAGCCTGTAAGCTTAAAAGTTACGATTTCACTAGCGCCGACTTTAGTATCATCTAGTAATTCTGGATTTCCTAATGATAGATGGTACTGCTGAACCAATGCTTTAAATTGAGGATCAGCAACAACTAGATTTAGATCATCTTGGCTTGGTTGTAGGTTATGTGGAGAGGACGCAGTTCCATGTACTGTGTATCCTTCGTAAAAACCAAAACCTAAAGCACAACATGTGATGATAAGAAATCCAATTAGTAATTTAGTAAGACTTCGCATTGTTCAAATCCACGGTGTAATTCGTTGGTGTGACTGCTGTACTGTCTCCACCTTTGGCTACGAAGATCACGCCAGCCGTAGTCAGCATGGCCATCACAGCCCCTTGAAGTGCCCCAGCCCACACAGGAGCCCCTAGAGCAGCTACAGGGCCAAGAGCCGTCAATCCTACGAAGGTTAGTAAGATAACTAACAAAACCCAAGGTGAAACAGGTATATGAAAATTAGCTACTTTCATGGTCAGGTCCTTCCATTCCTAATAATTCTGCATGTTGCATGCAGTAATCGCCATTTGAAATTTTCTTTTTACAATCTTTGTAATTACAATCATTTCCTAAGTCCATAGGGAACAAAGGCCAAGACTGCTGAGCATCTGAGTTAAAGTCTCTTGCATTCTTGGACTTTGTACTTCCCTTTCCGGACGTTACTTGTGATGTATTCTTATCTCTACCAGATGCAACCTCTCCAGTACCACCTTGCTTCTGTGAAACAAGATGTTCCCAATCAGGTTGTGCTTTTGCAGCTTTAGTACCAGTTACCTTCAAAGAAGCCTGGTCCTGTGTCTGCCAGCCATTATCTCTAATCATCTGGTGATTGCCAATCTCAACTCTATGAGCCTGCGCATCTTGTAATCGCTGAGTTGATCTAATAGCATCCCAAGAAGAAACAACGCGCAAATCATGATATCCAAGTAAGAAAGCATTTAATACAAGATGCTTCTTAATATGGTCAGATATTACATCACGATATGCTTCTACATCATGAACATACATTTCAAACTGATTAGCAGTAAGTTCTGAATTACCGGTATCCTCTACGTCCATGAACTGAGGGATTTCTTTAAGTGCAGTAACAATTTCTCTTTTTACAGCACTTATAATTTTATCAATACCAGTAAGGTCTGCGCCTTTAACATCTTGCGTTACTTCAAGATAATCAGGATGAACAAACGCATCCCTAGGCTGGAGAGCACCATATTGAGACTGAACTTCACTAATTCTGTCGTTTATGAATGACGCTAACTTAGCAGCACTATTCATTTCATTTGGTGAAATCTGTGCCATTAACTTCATTAAGATTTCAGACTTTAGACTAAAATCAGTGTGGCCCCATGCCTGGTTTTCAACAACCCTTTGAAGATCACGAAATAGTTGTGCCGCAAAGAAGATAACCTGTAAGGCAGGCCAAGCTGGAGAGCGGCCATACGGATCATCAATACCGGGATCAAAAGGGGTATATGCAAAACTAGCAAGATTCATTTCCCTAAAAGGAAGTGTATTCATCTGGTGCATATCATGATACAGTTCTGGAAGATTCATTCCCCACAGATACTGTAACTGAAATGGTCTTGGAAACTGATTAGCATCCCGCTCAAAATAGATTGTATCAGGACAAACAGGAAAGATATTTCCAGTTCCCTTCAAATCTGGCATGATTTCAGAATCATGACATGCAGCGCCCCAACAGAATATAGAAAACACCAACTGCTTTATAATCATGTTGATGCCACCATAGAAAGGATTGATTCTTGTTATACAATCATCAATCATTCCTTGACCGCGTGGGTCCTCTGAACCATCTTTCTTAACAGCCTTGAAAGTTACTTTGGTTCCAACCATTCGTAACTTATTATTCAATGCCTTAGCAATTTCAGGAGAAACATCAGCTAAAACATTAAGTAATCCGCCTGGTGTCCAACCATAAGCGTTAAGGTCTTGAATATCAATTTGCTGAGGGTTTTTTTTCGGTATCCAAAAATAACCGTGTGTATAACCCGACGCAGCAGCAAATGGATTATAATTAGTAGGTTGTGATTGACGACCTACAGCAAGACCGAAACCTTGCGCTCCACGTAATGCTGTCCAAATTGATTCTGCTGTTGGTGACACAGGTAATTGAGCCATTTCCACTTTTTCAAGTGGAGGCGTCATTATCTTACCCGGTGATGACTTTGGATGCCCAAAAGCATCTTTTGTCAGTTCACCAGAACCTTCTGATTGTGGCTTATTAAAACTGGAATTATCTGGCACCAGTCGCTTGTAAAGAGCATCCAGAACTGCTACATGAAATTTATCTAATTGCATTATCTAAAGTAGTGATAGGTTCTACCTCGATTATTGCCTCGCATGCGTTCCATACCAACACCCATACGTGCCTGCCACTCTTGGACAGTTTCTCTTTGTTCTGATGACATTCCATCATCAGGGATACAACATTGTTCTAATTCTTCACGACCTATATGCGTGATACCCACTGGAGAACTATTAACTCCATTTCCAATATCACGTAATTGGCCTGGAGCCTTACTTAATTCTTCCTGAGTGTATATAGGTTCTTTGTAGACCGCGTTAGGATCATACTCATTTGTTTCAGGCATACAATACTCCGTACCTATTATACAGCCGCTTCTGGTTCTGCGCTACTCTTACGCTGATTATTGAACCACTCAATGAAGTTATCATCAAATGTTAACTTTCCGCAAGACGCGCACAGAAATCCTCCGTAGGCTGGAAGGAAACGTATCTGATGATCTTGTAATAAACACTGTTCAAACCAACGCTTGTATAGGTATTGAAATTCTGGCTTAACCTGTGCAAAGTCCATTCATTATATCCCAATCAGCTACTTCTCTACCACAAGAAACGCACCGTGTGCTTTGAACATGTATATCTCTTATTACAGTATGATCGTCTCTGATACATGACCCAAACAGCAAAAACAATGCTGTAGCCCACCTATCATTAAAAGGAAGCATTTTAGATTCCATATACTTTTTCTATTCCTCTGACTCTAACTTTTGTAGAACCGCATTTACACTGCCATTGTTTCGGATGATATTCATCCTGGCTCCAGAAATTATGGCAGATAGCACAATACAGAGTGAAACACAAAAGAACCGCTTTTGGTTTCTTAGTACCCTGTAGGGCGGCTTTGAGTCGTTCCTTGTCTGTATTGTCCATAAAAACCACGTTGTTGTTGATTTCCTCTGATAACACCTAATCCTGGAAAGACTGGAGCAGATTTCTCCGGGGCCGCGCTTTTAACTCCAAAGAAAAGATCTTGAAGTGCAGTTTCTACCGGGATTGATGAATTATCAAGTCTAGTAGCTTTAGCCGCTACTAAAGCGTATGTTAATGAATGAGCAAAATGATCATCACCAGTATTTATGTATATAACTTTACCTGTTGGTACTTGCTTCTTTAATTGTCCATTTTGAAGCGTCTGGACGGAACCATCGTCTACAATTCTAGTAAGCGCCATTAAGTGACGCGGAAACTGTCCGAACCCGCTGTCATCTTCCAAACCGCCAACTCTATGGATAGGGTAGGGCAAAACAATGTTTTTCTTAAATACATAGTCGAACATAAGCTCCAAGCATTCCGAACGGCCCATTGTAACTGAGTAGGTAAATTCTTTGGAAGATTCCAAATCATCTTCATCATAGACGTATAGATTAGCACCTTTATTGGCCCAACCTGGAGCGTAGTGTCCAGCATAAATGCGATACGGAAATGCTTTACACAATTCCATTGTTTTACGATATTCTGGATGATTGTCAATTACGCCTCGTAGACAGTCGTATTTTTTGAATATAGGAGGTAGTTCTTCAAACTCCTTAGGACTACCAGCAAATAATAATACAGGTACATCACGACCTCCGGTCATTTCGTATAGTGATGCATTATCTCTAGGATAACCAATCACTGTAACATGTAGAATGTTTTGTCCTACATCAACTCCCATGAAACAACGCTTCCAGTCACCATCATAGGCAGTATAAAATTGATTAAACACAGGTGAAGCATTATTGGCAGGTTGGCAGGCTTGTAAATGTTCAAGAGAACACTGAACTCCTTGGGGAGCCCTAGGAAGTCCACAGACAGAATTATAGAATTCTTGTGTCGCAGCCTCACTTAATTTACCTTCTCTTTCTCTTTCTACTGTCTTAGCTATTGAATCAAACAACTCACCAGCAAGCCTGTTAGAGAATAGCTTAGGTAAGTGATAGCCTTCATGGTCCACGTTAGGACTAGATAATTCACGTTGATTAACCCAACGACCATTCCAAACATTACTGATATGAGCACAAGAAGGACACCCAACGTAATAGTCTTTACCACGATGAAAGTTCGTACCAATTTTTTCATCAGCATAGTCTATTGTTAATTGTGATTGCTTAACGCCACTAAGCGGTCTAATCCAATCGTGGACCAGGGCCAAATCATGCTCATAGCCGCAACGTGAGCATTTAACCATCCAGGTTTTGTTGGTGCTCCGCTGAATGAGGGAATCAATCCCCCTATTTGGATATTTTGGTGTTGATCCGCCACGATAAAAAGGGTGCAGTGAGGACTGTGCTCTAATCTTACCAGCTTCGATGACGGTATCAGCCATTTCGTCAACTTCATCGAAAATAACAACATCAGCATCAACAGATATGACCTGGCGTCTATTTTGCGATCCTCGGAAGTATATAAATCCATCACCAACTTGTTTAATTTGAACATTTTGTTTTGTCTTTACTTTCTTTTGGTTTATAACCCTATTAGCGGTTCGCTGGGCGAGATAAGGATTAGAAGATATCTCGGGATCAAGTCTGGCAATAGAATAGTCATTTAGCTGCTTTTCAGATGGGAAGTAATAAGCAACAACGCCTCTATCGCCCCATTTAACATCAGCAGCAAAAAATGCTAACGTAATGAGATATTCTGAGAAGAATAACTGAGCCGCTTTTTCAACATACATTTCCATCGACTGGTCACGATAGATTGCTTTGTATGGTGGAATTATACTAAAAGGTTTCCCTTTAAGTGTTCTACGATTCAAAGACCAAGTATAAAGGTCTATCTTCTCTAAGGGACTAAGTGGTCCTACAAGTGGCATATATGACCTCCATACATGTATGACCAGTAACAGGATCATACATAACTCCACAATTAAGGCACTTTGTTAAACTTGTGCTAATGTAAGGAGCAGTAACAGTACACGAATGCGTTTGTCCATGAGGAACCCATGAACCACACAAGGAACACCTGTAACCAGTTATATATACTGGAGCAGAAGGAACTGTCCACATATTTCTGTTTTGGTAAAGTGCGATTAAAATTTCAGCTAAATCATAATCTGCATCATTTAAATGCACTAATTGAACATAATCTTCCTTATTCTTGTCGATTGGCTGGACGCCAAGCGCCGTAACGATGCTGGAGAGCATTAACTGATTTCTTTCTTTTCTATCAATCTTGAACATTGAACTCACCTTCTAGTGCCTCTATCTGTGCCAAACGATCTTCTGGATTGTTGGCCTGGTGGAATTTAGCTGTTACTTGTTGTTGTGAAGCTGTTATAGATTCTAAATTAGCTTCACCTGGGCGAATCGCCTCAAATGGATTCGTTTTATCTGGAAGGATTCCTACTGACTGCATGTGCTTTAACTTCTTTTCCCTGATCTCGGCTCTACCTTTAATAGCCGATAGCTTGACAGCCGAACCCTTCCCTGCTTCCTCTATGAAATCCGTAAGTGCTTTTAAGTCCTCATCATACCCAAATACACCAGCACCAACTAAATGGTCTGGATTCATGTGGCGAACTGATAATTTTGTGGTTAATAATTCACCAATTGAACGTTCGTCATACTTGGGAAAGCGATTACATAGCTGGCGGACTGATGCTCCGGCTACATATAGCTCAACAATCTTATTTTCTATCTTTTCAAGTTCTACTGCATATTCTTCTTCGGGAGTCATAACTTGAAGATGTGTTTCTTGTTGAGCCTCTAAAGGATCATCAATGTCATCTGCCTCTTGTAATAGGGCTTCCAGGTCATTTTCGGAGGACATACTGGCAGAATACCTGATTTTGTTGACAATTGCAAGAGGGTACATATACTGATTGCTCCGCGCCGCCAGGTAAGTCCTATTAGTATCACTGTAAAAGCTGTAATCTTGACAGGCATGGTATAATTAAAGGTGAGAGATACTAACATAAAGGGAAGTCCTATTGGTATTCTAGAAATGAAAAATATAAATTTCTGGTTAGAATCATGCTTTTCTGCAAAATCTAATAATATTATTTTCAGAAAGGGGAGAAAATTCTTTGCGACACCAGTCCCCTCGGATTGTGGACGGCGCTATTAGGGCGCGGTAACATGGGGTCTTAGGTAATACTAACATTTGTTGTTAGGTCGGGATAAACCACGATGTTAGGGGATGCTAATAATTGCGGTGAGGGTACTAATAGATTGGAAGTTAGCGTCCTATTACCGACCAGGACCTATTTCCTATATGTTTTGGCAGTCGCCTATCACGCGCGATACTTCCCCTGGCGGCAGGAACCGCCACGAAAAAACGCATGCCTAAAAGGCAGGAGGGACTATCAATGGCCACTGATAACGAATCCACAAACAATGAGACGGAAAGCACGCAAAGGGAACGCGTATGCCCGGTGAACGTCTACAAGAAGGGCCTTATTAAACCGTTCATTATCGGCAACGGTTTCATTACCGTATGGCCCACTTTCACGGTTGAAACTGCCAAGGAACAAACCGCCGAGGATATCCTGTCTGAGCGTTTCGCGGGAAAGGTTGATGCGCTCAAAACGGCAGGGGCATATGACGCCATATTGGAAATGATCAAGGGTGAGATTGCGGCCAGGAAGAATAGCGGCAGCAATAAGCTTCCCGAATCCATCAATGGTGACGATCTGAGGGCATTTCCAGCAGTGCGTATCTACTCGGCACTCGGGCGATATGACCTGTCTGTGATGGCAGTCAATTCGGTATCGCAGGATGACACCGAAACCCTTACCGAATTCGCCGAGCTAATCATCCGTCGCATGAACGGCAAGGTTGCCTCCTCCGATTTTGCGGTGATGTGGAAGATCGAAACCCTTGAAGCGATGATCAAGATCGCGGGATGCGCAAAGCTGACTGCCGTGGAAATGAGCCAGGATGACAAAAAGGCTCGGGATAAGGCTCGCAAGGAAAAGGCAGACAAGATGATTGCTGATTGCGGTTTCACGGCCGACCAATTGAAGATCGATGCGATCAAGAAGATCGTTACCGATGCTTCCCGAGAGGGCGAATCCGGGCAAGCTTTCACGGTTGAGGGCAAGTGGGACAATGACAAGCTTTGGGCAGAGGTGATCAAAGCGAATCCCCGTACTGCTGGCGCCAAGGAACCTGCTAATCAACAGTAGGAACAGTCGAAACAGGGAGTGTCTGAGCAGACTTACTGATACGCCGAAACGTGCCCTCCCATCGGCAACGGTGGGAGGGTTTCGGCATTTCTGAGACATGAAAGACCTGGAAATACTTTACTTTCTAAAGTATCAATGCCGGCACGGTCTGAATACCCTACCAGGGTATCCTATGACTGATGCCCTCGTTTCATGCATGGGAAGCACCATAAGCGAGAGCTATCATTCCTGCCATTTTGAGGGCCATACAGGCGATTTTCGGCGACGTCCGATAACTGATGCGTTGAGGGCTAGAATCGCCCGTAGAATCGGCTCAAATCAGGTTTGTATTATTGTCAAGTGGAGCACGGCGGTCGCCTGGCCAGAAAAGCGACCGGCCTTCATAAATAACATCAATGTTTTGGATTGTGTTATCTATGTGGGCGCTCTAGTCCTAGTCCACTAAAATCAAAAACAGAAAGGGAAGTCCTAATGTCACTCGATCAACAATTGGCCGCATTCAGAACAGACTGGAGCAATGTCAATCGCAAATTGTCATTTGCGCAAAGGGATGGCCGTAAGTCTAAGACGGCTGAATTGTCCTTGCGAAAGACAATCATCGAGAACATGATCGAAAAGATTAATCTCGATATCAACAAGTGCATCGCATCTAGCGACCACTCCAAAGCTTTCTGCAACAATTGCGGGATGCAGGTCGAACGATGATCAAAATCAACGTCAAAGAAGTCACAAGCATAGGTGTTTCCCACAACATCATCACCGTCACTGAACAACAAGCCATTGTTTTAATCAAAGCTTTGGTCGATGTGATGACTGGTGGTGAGAATATGATGGGCTCTCATCTGCCTGGACGCGATTTCGAGGTTTCAGTAGAGCGCAAATAACGTCGAAATTACTGGTGGTAAATAGCCGCCAGTAATATAGTGGATTGACATTCCACTACTGATGAGACTGTCACAATTTAGCAGAAAGGACAATCATGGCAGGTAGAAAGTGCGCTGAATGCGGTGGGCCGGGTCATAACTCGGCTACTTGCGGACAGTATGCACATTACAAATGTCCAGAATGTGGGCTTACATTTAGTAAATGGCCCGCTCCTAGGTGGCGCGCAGAGGCGTACTGCAAAGGTGACGAAGTAAATCCACACAATGAAACAGAGGTTGTGGAATTCGACGGCCGCCCAACACCGAGCGCACGACCTACTAGCAATAGTGGATTCGACCTTGATAAATTAGTCGAGCAAATATCCACTGCTGTAGTCGCCGCCAGTGGTTTGTCAAATGTTGAATATGACAAGCTACATAACTGGATCAAAGAAGAAGCGGATTCAAGACTGGAAGCGTATGATACGCAGCATATCCAGCTTGTTAATGAACTGCGAGAGTTTACAAACACTCTCAATGATCTCCGCAACAAAGTAGCGGCTACACAAACTCACACCCACACTTTGCAACTGGCAGAGAATAAGGGTGAGTATAAGTTCGCTACTAATGAGGCGCCCTCTGCAATCTTGCAGGATTTGGTGAAGTATTACAAGATTCGCCAGCTTGCGATGATTTGGGGACCGTCGGGCAGTGGTAAATCATTCGCCGTCGAACAAGCCTACAAAGTAATTAAGGCTCAGTTCGGATTCAGTGATGATGAATTCATCTTTGTACCACTGTCAATGACTCTTGGCATTAATGAGGCTGACCTTTATGGTCGCATGTTGCCGGATGGCTCATTTGTTGAGTCTAAGCTTTGTGTGGCCTATGAGAAAGGTGGGCTGGTGCTGTGGGATGAAATGGACGGTGCCGACCAAAACTTGTTACTTGTCATTAATAGGATTGTGGAGTATGACGATTTCTACAACCCAAAGAACGGCAAGACTTACAAGAGACACAAAAACTTCCATTCATTTGCTGCAACCAACACAAACGGTCGTGGACCGACAGCAGCATACAATAGCCGCAATCGGCTAGATATGGCAACACTTACACGGTTCAACCAAGCTGTGTATCTCTCTTACAATGAAGATGTGGAGAGGGCCATTCTTTCCGATGAAACATTGCTGAATGTGGCATGGAAGATCAGAGAATATCTGATGAATAACAATGCACAGGAAGTAATGTCAACCCGACATATCCGGGATATCGCTAAAGGTCTGGCAGAATTCGATGCTAAGACTCTTTTTGAACGCATGATTTCTACGTGGGCTCCTAATCTGCGCGAGGGCATCGTGCGCCTGCCAGAGTGGGGATATCTCGCTGCATATAAGGCTAATGTAAATCTGGATTTTCTCTATGAAGAAGTCGAGAACTAGATTTACCTGCCTCGATTGTGGCGTGGACACAAGCAGGATCGGGGAGTATTATATGCTCTCCGATTCTACTTGGAGTCTAATACACAATAGCAATAAAGGCATGTTGTGTATTGGCTGCGCTGAAAATCGTTTAGGTCGCAAGCTGGTAGCATCCGACTTCCATGTTTGTACTCTCAACGATTTTCACCATAGCTGTTATATGCGTTCACAAAGATTAGTTGATAGGATGACTAATGGCTGATTTTGAATACGAACACACTCTCGAAGAAATAAAAGAGTGGGTTCGGAGCGATGATTTGCGGACGGCTATCAAATTAGATAGCAATAAGCGGAACATGGATTCAAATGTCATACGGCCTAATGATCCATCATTCTATGGTGCATCATATAAAGAGTCCGTAAGACAGTTATTCGACGGTGTTGATAACTTCAATGATTGGTTGTCTAGTTCACCGCCGATGGACATTCCCACAAAATCAATCCGGCGCCGTCGTGTTTATAGCGATAGTTCTGGTGAGATTGATATGGACCGCCGATGGGATGATTATCCTTTTGAAACATTCCATCATGTGCGCTTTGATAATCCGATTGTCAAGGTCTACATTAATGGTGGTTTTAGAGGGATGGTTCACCAACGCCATATAAATGCGTATGGAATGAAGATTTATTCCATCATCAACGCATTAGAGACTGCGGGTAAGATGTGTGAGATTTATCTCTACTACAATACCCTCGGGATTACTGGTGGAAATGAACTCACATTCACAACAGTGAAGATTAAAGGTTCTGATGAATACGTGGACGGCAAAGTATTAGCTACATGTTTCACCAGTTTCTTCTATCGTCGTTTCATATTTGCTCTACGTATTAAGGATGCGGACAGCCGCAACGAAACAGCATCGTGGGGCATGGGTTCGTCACAACTTTATAAGCACACTCTTTTACAAATATCAGAGGCAGGAGATACTATTTGGTTGGAGGCCACCGACCCGGCTAATTTTGATGGGTCCACATACACAAAGGCAGTCGATGAAATCCTAGAAAAGGTTATCAAAGGAAGGGACGAGATAAGCGAATGAAGGCAGTCACTATAACTGTTGCTTTCACAGCAACTGTGCCTGACGATGTGGAAACCGGGTATTTAGCTGTTGATTTAGATGTTGACAGAATAAAGCTTGTCAATCATCGGTTTAATTCTTTGTCTAGTGCTAATTGCATTAGTCATTTATCTCTGGAACCGTATCTAATAGTCGAAACATATCTTGACAGCTATGTTAAGATATGTCTGTGGGAGTCGCCTACCTACACTGATGATGACAGGCGAGAAAGATAAAACAATTATCACTTTCTATGTTTCCAATAGGGAACAAGGTCGGGCCGTTCTGCGCATGCTCAATAAGATGCGCGTTAAGGCTTTCATTGTGAGGCCGTGTTATGCCTAATCTCACTGAATATCTGGATGCGACCATGCCAGATGTAATCGAGGAAGAACAACTGGAAGAAATGAATCGTGAAGTAACGATTATGCTTCCACCAATGGAAAAGAAGGATAGGCGTCCTAAGTGCAAGGTCTGCAATAAGACCAACATTTATGGTCGTACAATCAAATTTAGCTATTGCGAACAGCACTGGCCAATGAAAGCGGAAGGATAAACAAATGCCACGTAAGAACGGACCCACTCATAAGAGGAACGAACGCAAGTATAAGAATAAGAGTCGCCCAGCTTGTCCTGGTGGAAGTTGTGGCTCTCTTACATGCACTGTTTGTCGATCACCTTGGAACAATCGTAGTTCCAATAAGTAGACGCAGATGGGACTGGAGAGAAATCTCCAGTTTAATGCGGCAGTTCCGAATTCCAAAGCACGGAACAAATAACAACCGCAGAAGAAAGGAACAGTAATGTTCTCAAACCTTCCTAAGACTCAAAAGACCGCGCAGGAGCAAGTGCTGGATGCTATGGCAGTCAGTCGTTTTGTTTTCCATCTGACAGGTTCTCGCTTTTTCGGAACTAATCGTGAGGACAGCGATTACGATTTCTTTGTCGAGGATGATCATTATTCGCCTTTCGTTGGAAATGTTCGCTCATGGCTCATAAGTGAGGCTTTCTATTTGATGGATAAGAGTGATTATCTGTCAACTGTTCAGGGCATCAATGATGTTTACCAGCATGTTAGTGCGAACATTCAGGTCCAGGTTGTTCAGGATGCTACTAAGAAGCAGCGCATTCAAGACGGGATCAAGAACAGTCCTGAATGCATGAACGTCATTAAGCAGTGTGACAAGTCTCGCAATAAGGGTTTGTGGGAAGCTCTTTACATCATGGATGCTTTCAAGCCTGCTCCAAAGACTCCCGTAAACAAGATTCTCATGATCAAGAATGTTCGTGAGTTGTCTGGATGCGGATTGAAGGAGGCCAAGGATTTCGTTGAGGGAGTTTTGATTCCCAATTTCAATGGAACGCCTGCAACAATGGAAGTAAACGCAACAAAGAGCGTTGTTCCTGTTGTGAATTCTTCTCCACTTCCAGTTATCGCATGTGGTCGTTGCGGACTGTCACTAACGCGGTTCGCCTGTTATCGACAAGATTACCGAAACAATAAGCCGCTGTGCTTTAATTGCTGGATTAATGAACGGACATATGTTGATCCGATCTTTGTTTCAGACTGGATAAGCACACGCAACACAACCACCGTTTAGCAGAGTGGGCCGAGAGTTTAATCTCTCGGTTTAATGCGGTAAGGTCGTCACAAGCCCGACCTAAATACAAACGCATTAGGAGTATTTATGCTAGAGGAAGTTCTAGCGGCATCAGAGATTCAACTGAATATGTGCATTGAAAAAGGCATCTATTCATTTGAGGATTTGATGAATCTGAGTCTGTGGGAGCGAGATACAGCTTATGCTTGTCATTTCCAGAGACAATTCGGAGTCCATTATCACAAAGCTGGCGTCCAGTACATCAAAGATGGTGCAAAGATGCCTCCGATAAATCCTGATAAGGAGATTGGTGATGCCTCTTGATAAAGAGGGACAACGAATGATGAAGGATTACCTTGATGAATTAATCAAGGGAAACGTTATCACAATTCCGCGCGAAGTAAATGTTTTTCGCTCAATTTATGAGCGTGCTTATAACGACGGAAAACAGATGCAGCGCATCCGTGAGAATCAACAACTGGAAGGATTGGAAATAGCTCTCGCATTAGTATGAGGACTTATACTTCTCATGAACTTGAAACCGATGTTCTCATTGATGAATATGAGGAAGATATCGTTGTCAAATGGAAGATTGATGGATTCCGAAAGCGTATGACATTCCGTGAAGGTATGGAGTGGACTGCACAAACATATGTGGACACTGGCGAAAGCTTCCATCTAGTAAAGTAAATGGCGAAGCAGAGTAGAAAGAGGTACGGTTTCGGCCGTGCAAGAGTAGTTCGAGAATTCCTTTACATGCTCCAAAGTGGTCGCTGCGCAAGATGCGGCGGTCAAATGCTGGCAGACAAAGTTTCTATTGATCATATCAAGCCTTGGAGCATCTACAAAAATGGTGATATCCGCAATTTATGTGCGATGCATCCACGATGTAACACTCGGAAGGGTGCTATGGAGATTGAGCCGCCATTTGTAGTGCATGTTTCCATGCAAGATTGGTTCGGATGGCTAGCAAAATGCTGGTCTAATGATCCAGATCGCTATTGGAGCCACAAAGAGCAAGAAAACATCTTCCAGCATAATAATTATAGGACGTGGTCGAGGCGTGCTATTGCTGGTTGAGTTTGTTGCGTGGGCTGTATTCACAGCAGGGTTAGCTGTTGCAATCCTGTTTTATGTGATGATAGTCATTCGTAACCTAGTAAGAGAATTTATCCGCATTCGAGAAGAAAGAGAAGAAAGAGAAGAAAGAGAAGAATATGATTATAACGGCAGGTAAGCTGCGAGAACTGATTAGTGATGTGGAGAATGATGAGCTTCTTCATATCACCGCACACTCAATCACCATAAAGAAGGAACTCTTTAAGTCAGATACATCACATCTTGGACGACCTACTGCTCCTAAGAAGTACGAGTCTTATGAAGAAAAGAAGCACGCTTTTCTGGAGGCCATCAATGGCTCCTATGAGTATGAGATTTTAAATAACACAGGAGGAAAGAATGATTAGGTGGGTATCTGCTATTTCTGGAGGAATACTGCTTTGTTTTCTACCAGAAATAGTTGATCAGTTTGTGTATCCAGTGTCTTATACTGTAACAATGGCTACACTTATGGCGGCTCTCGGTCTTATTATTTGGCCATTTGTTGATTGGGTGCTACATGGCTGAAAAATTTGAGGTAGGAGATCATGTCTCCTTCAAAGGCTGGGAGAGATATAAGCGTTCTAGCCGCGAATTAGATGCATTGTCAGTGCTGCAATTAGTTCGTGGACAAGTAGAGCGCGTGGACAAAAAGACCATCATTGTTCGGTGGGGCGGTAATGTCTACAAACTAGACGCAGGTGATTTCGTTATAGAGAACCGGAAGGGTTTTCTAGCAGAAATGTATCCAGAAGAAATTGAAAAGGTGATAAATGAGTCCGTTACAGAGACAGTTGAAGATCAAGAAGTTGAGGACGAAGAAGTTGGAGAAAGTGAAGAAAATCAACCAACTCCTACGGCACCTGAACGAAATCAACAAACAAATCAGCCAACTGGAAATGTCGAACAAATCGAGTTTCTCTCCAAGAACGCACTTAAGTTTGATCCAGCCAGCAAGATTTTCATAGGAACTGCCTATAAGAAAATCCGACTTCTAGACGGCACCTTCTATCAAGTGCAAGAAGGTAATGTTGTTGATGCAGCAATTGTCCAAGATGCTTTCAAGTTGTGGCGACTTGGCAAGGTTTGCTATGATCGTCTGAATATCCTGTTTAGAAATGGTCAACACTTTGGCCGTGTTGAAGATTTCTTGCGAGATATTCATCACTCATGGGAACGGTGGGGTTCATGGTCGCCAGGACAAGTAGCAGCTTGTTACAAGCATATCAATAAGTACCAAGACGAAATCAAGAGATTACAAAAGGATGATTACCGTTCCATAAAGAATGGATGGGGAGTCATCGAACCAAAGGATGAATAAATGACAGCTATAATTTCAGTAGTTATCTGCCTTGCAGGAAGCATTACTCTTTTGTGGGTTTTGCCTTTCATGATTGGCTACACAATAAATGAAGTTCGTAATTCCTTTATGTGTGGTCTTACAGGTATTCCCTCGTCGAGGCGTAAGCATCGGTAAATAAAGGTAAACATTTGTCAGTAGGTGCTAGAGGGCCGTTGGTCGAGCGTGATCAGCCCTCTAGACCACTACTAAATCCTGTTTGCAAAAGTAAAACAGTATCCAGTAGTGGTATTCCCTCCCTCCCTAGGACCGTAAGGATCGGTCACTATCGGTAAGAGAGAGGTAAATATGAAGGTAAACATCTGTAAGTATCGGTTAATTACATTTGCTTACACATGTTTACCCTCATATTTACCGTTCTTTTACCGATATTTACATCGTATTACGATATATCTCTCGACTCGTTTACGCTTAGAGGCTATGTATTCCCTCTGATAAGCAGGTGGTTATGTCTACCAGGGTATGTGCTCAGCGGAGGGTAAAATCGTGTTACACATGTTTACCTATCTTGACACATGCTCTCCAGTCGGCATACCATAGAGCCGAGGGAGCGCGCCTGGAAGTCCTATAAATAGAAATTGAAAGGGTAGTAATGTCAGTTAGAAAACCAGAAGATGAACAACCTTCTTGGATACTTAGAACACGCAGCTTTAAAAGAGCAGTTATGTCAGATGCTCGCCATAATAGGCTGCGCCCACCAGAGAAAAAGAGAATTTTTGCTAAACATTTTTGTCGAATAGTGTGGTGGAATGATTAACGCCAACTTTATTCGTCGTGTTGAAAACAATCCACGAAACATTCAATCAATAGATTTATACATTCCGCAGACAACACTCAAAATCGAGTGGCCAGAATATGCTAGTCATTTCATGTTGAATAACATTTCTGGTTTTTCAGATTGGTTTGCGACAACTGTCACAGACATTGTGTCTGATGATAACTTTTGGGAAGAAATCTATTATATTCCTTCTAATATTCCTAACGGTCGAGCATGTTGGCTAACACTAGTCAATAGACTTAGAAAAGAAACAGGTCGTCCAGTCATTACTTTTGAAGAAGATGAGTGGATGACGTTTCTATGGAATATGACTGGTACACGAAAACATCAAGATTGGAGAAATATGTGGCTATCCAAAGTTGGGTAAATGAAGATACACTTATTCTTCTTCACCAGATGGGCATCGACTCTAACCACAAGTTAAAAGAATTAGCTAAAACATACATTAGTCGGCGTCCATCAAATTCAATTCATGGTCTAGATGTTTTCTCTCCCAGGTATTTCTTCTTAGTCGCAGCGACTATTGATGAAGGAACTACCCAAGAACTCGTAGATCGAGCAGTTTATCTTTATCTTTCTCATTGGAAGCAAAATAATACTGATGTTCAGCGAGGATTGCAACAATTCAACACTCTAGTCGTTGCTGACTTGCGGCGATATTGTGAGCGTCATCCAGATTTTGTTAAATTCAATAACAATAGTCCTAAGTTCTCAGTCTCTCTAGTCGATAAAGAGTTTTCGTGGGAAGATTTTGAAAGAGCAAACGGAGAGCCTCTTATAGATTTGTATGCACACTGCAAAGATAAAGAACCAGAATTAAACGAAGTTCCAGATTGGAGTTGGACGGAAGAAAATGATTAAGGTGCCAGAAATTTGTCCTTGTGCGCCACTTAGAGAAGAAAGACGTTGGGTTAATTCTGACAGTAACACAGGACTTCACGGACAAGGTACAGGACATATTGAACTTACTACTGCGCCAGGTTATCATGAATGGAGATATGGTGGATACAAATCAACAATCGCAAGTACATATGATTGGTTTTACTGTATTTATTGCTTAGAAAGAAAATCAGTGTAATACCTTTAGTCTTGACAAGGTATTCCCTTTGTGGTACAATAGCGCGCATGGAGAATCTTACATTTCCGCTGCGCGCTAAGATTGCTCCGTCAGTAATGAAATCTATAGATGACATTGCAGATGATTTTGGTTTAAATCGTTCGGAAGCAATAAGGGCAGCTTTAAAACTGTTTATCAAACTAAGTGGAAAGCTTACACAGGAGCAAATACAAAAGTTGATTTGAAATGGCCATTAATTTCTCAGGAATTACAATGAAGTGGTCAGGTAATTTCGTAGAATTCTACACTAGATTGTTTTGTCCTGAGTGTACGAAAATAACTCCGTGTGCATTCAGAAGTAACAAGTCATTTTTAGGAATAGAATGTCTAGAATGTAAATATATTGTTATGTCTACAGTAATGAACGGAGAGCGCATCGTGAAGATGTTTCAAGATACGTGAACCTAAAAGTATTTAGTGACGGCGGCTCTAAGGGAAATCCAGGGCCGTCTGGTTACGGTGTGGTTATTCGTGATGATGCGAAAAATACGCTCTGCACATTCGGTAATTTTATTGGCATTACAGGCAATAATATTGCTGAATATGTAGGAGCTATTATGGCATTACGAAAAGCTGCTGAATTTGAAGCTGAATCTGTCCAGCTTTTCTCAGATTCACAATTAGTTGTTTGCCAAGTCAATGGTTTGTACCGCGTGCATCCAAAGTACGCGCCATACTATAGGATGCTTCTTGAATTGAAAGAGAAGTTGGCAGCTACTGTTGATTGGATACCAAGAGGCGCTAATCAATTAGCAGATAAGGAATGTGATTATGCCATTCGAAAACGAGTTACGTGTGACCCAAGAGGAATCCCAAACGATCCTTTCTCAAATCCGTGCATCGTTTCATTCGCGGCCTAGCCACACGTTAGATAAAAGTATTTTAGATGAAAAAGGATGCTGCAAGTTTTGCGGAATGCCCAAAATAGAAGCGAAATGGGAAAAGCGAAAATTGCAGTGTAATTGGCCGTATGGCAATTTATGAGGTAGAGCACACTAATTGGGTAGCAGTCAGAGAATATACACTGGTTGATGCTGATTCTAAGGAAGAAGCACAACGTATATTTGAAGATAGATATGACGCCCATGCGATGGAATGGCCGCATGCTGTTCCAGAATTTATAAATGTCCAGGTGGATAACGTTGAAAGATATCCACTTAAGAATGCAAAAAATCTTGATGCTTTTGAGATACTAGATTGAGTAGAATGATACTCATTGATGATCTGCCATTGTTGGAGCACAATGAGGTAAAAGAATACACAGATGATAAGGCTGTGGTTCTTAAATACATGCTTATTCGTCAACAACACCCAATGTGGCATGTTGCAGTCGTGCCGTTTGAACCTGAAAACAAATTCAACTGCCAAAAGATAGGAACCAATCGTGCCAACAGAGTTACCCAAGCTAGCGACACTCCAGCCGGATAAAAATGATCCGACTTTTCCAACAAATCATGAGGCTTATATCTATGAGCCAAAGTTTGATGGAATCAGAACGCTAGTTTACTTCAACGGTGAAGATATTAAACTGGTTTCTAGAACAGAAAAGAATGTAGATGTATCAATTAAGTTTAGAAATGCAGTCACCGAACAGCTTAAGAATACAGGCTGCCGCAACGCGATCATTGATTGCGAACTTATTGCCATTGATACTGAACACCTTACCGGAAATTTCGAGGCTTTACAAAATCGAAAGCGCTATCCTTGTATCCTACAATTACGGGCATTTGATGTGCTCTATTACAACGGAGTGGATATTAGAGGGTACTCTACAATGGAGCGGAAAAAGGTTCTCGCAGCGAAATTCGACATTAAAAGTGTCCCATTCAAATTGGTCCCATTCGCTGACTCAGTTGATGGACTCCCTGTCTACTCCAACATTGAAGGACATGTTGCTAAGCAACGTAAAGCTAAATATGAGAGTGGACGACAGCGAACTTGGGTCAAAATTAAACCCTTCGAAACAGAGATTGTACGAGTCACTGGATACATCGAGGGTTTGGGAAAGTTCGAGAATAATGTCGGCGCGTTAAACATCGAATGGATCATCGTTGATCCAAAAACTAAAGAAATCTCAACAAAAGATGCAGGTCAAGTAGGGAGTTTTCACATTGATGATTCTAAGCGCAAAGAAATCTGGGATAAGATTCAACTCATGGGCGAAAAGTTTAAACCATTTTTCGCAGAAGTTTATTATCTTAGAAAGACAGCAGCAGGCAAGATTTATCACGGAGTATTTCTCAGAGAAGTAGAATTAGATGTTTAAACCAAATTTAGAAGATTGTTGTCATCATTGCCCTAAGTGTGACGGGTGCGGTAATTTCTTTGATGATGAAGAACACTTTACAAAAATAATGCTTTCTATTCACACATATTGGAATCTGTGTCATAGATGCCTAGCACCTTTTCTTTTAGAGTGTGAAAAGCTTACATTAAAAATTAAAACCAGCAATCCAGACTTTTTCAATGGCGATTCCTGATCCTAAAAAACTGGATATTAACTTATCTAGTAAGGCAAAGATGCCGCCCTCCGACGCTCAGATAGCCTTAGTGGATGCTCTGTGCCGAGAGAATAAGGGCCTACGCCGCCCCGAAATGAACGCTCTAGCCGTCTCTAGGTGGCTAGATGACGTTCTAGACCGCCTGGAGCCGGACGAACCGGCCACCGTGATCCATGAGGATTTCGGCCAGTGGTCCGAATACTACGGGGAAAATTTCACAGAATTTGGGTGTTGACAGGCACCGCAGGCTATGGTAGTATGGTTGTAGACGGTGAGGCGGCCAGCCTGACGCCGCCAGCCAACAAAAAACAAAAATTTAGGAATTTAAGGCACAAACAAATGGCAAAGCTTTCAAAGGCAAATAAGGACACTCTCGAAATTCTTAAGAAGGGTCTTGCAGGCAAGGAAGGTCTACCTGATGACTTGATGCAGCTTCTTGAAAAGACTATTATCGACATTAAGGAAGATGCATCTTCAAGTCGTGAGCGCAAGCCTCGATCTATTAGCAATATCTTCTCTCCGACTGCTGCAAAGATTTTCCGTATGCGAATTGTGGACGGCAAGTCTCAGCCCGATGTTGAGAAGGAACTTGATCTAGAGGCTCAGAAGGTAGCTTCCGGTGTTCGTGAAGTCGGATACAAGTTGGTGGCTCATCTTTTGAAGGATGAAAACATCGGCGAGGCAGTTAGCAAGGCAGTAGACGAACTGCTTGTTAAGTATGCCACTGGTAAGGAACGAGGTTCTAAGGATGACACCGTAGAAACTCCTTCCGCTGATGGAGCTACAGAAGGTGAGGGCGATTCCACTGATGCTGATGCAGAGGTTGGTGAGGAACCCGGCACCGAGCCTGATGATGACGAACTAGCGGCACTTTTGGCTGCTGAGTAAATCTCACAAAACTTTACTATACCTTTAGCCAGGAGAAACACTCCTGGCTAATTGTATAGTTTGGACCGAACGAAATGAAAATCAAAGGTTTATCTCGGTCTAAAAAGCTTGAAGCAAAGAAAGCGCGGATTCCAAAACATGGTCGCAGCTTTATCAAGTATTATTTAGAGGAAGAATGGAAGCGTGAGTCTAGACAGATACGACTTGGATTATTGCCAACCACCAGATGATCTTCCTGAAAAGCCAGAACTAGATGGTTTTGCGCTGGACAGAAAGATTCAAATGTCGCGTGAAGAAAGAGATAGAAAGGATTGGGAAGACTATCAGCGTTTTGAAAGCTGGCGTGAACATCAAAGGATGCATTCATGAACTGTGATTTTTGCGGCCGAGAAACTGGTGATGATTATACTGTTAAGTATTGCGATCCTTTCATTATTTCCACGCCACTCAGTACATTTATTGATGGTGGAGAGTGGTCGGCGTGTGAAGATTGTGCTCCCTTGGTGGATGACGATAATATAGGAGAACTTCTCCAGCGTGCATACCGCCAAAATGGCGTCGCAATGAAGAATGATTCACATTCTATGCATTTGAAAGCACATTATCAGTTCTTGTTTACTGCTTTTCTTATGCACAAGAGGTAATTATGAGTACAGATGTTGCAGAAAGAAACTTCAAGCCTGGATTATGGTACGGACCAAAAGAGTTATGCTCTCCAGCAACGAAGTGTGATTGGTGTGGATGCGATGATTCTCCGTGTACGCGATTTACTGTGCAGGGTTTGCGTAACCAAACTGAAAACGTATGTGCAGAATGTGAAAAGCTAGCGCGTCGAATCAGTATTGGATCATTTCGTATCAATCCTAAGCATAAAGCTTTGATTGCTAAAGCAAGATTGCAGCGTAAAAATAGGACTTGACACGCTCCTGCTGATGTGGTAGTATAGATGAGTCGCTTCGGTGACTCTCCTTTCTCCCTCAATTCAAGACATGCTTTGCTGATTTTAGACACTTGAATCCAAATAAAACGGTTTAATAAATTAGCTCCAAAGGACCGAATTAGATACTCGGTCTTACTATTGGGGATTAAGATCAGTCAGGTAGATGGCTCGGCCTGGAACCGAGAGGTCGCGAGTTCGAATCTCGCATCCCCAACAACTACTTCTATTTTAGAATAAAGAGAAAGATAATGAAGCGATTTGAATTGACTGGATGGAAGGGAGCTATTGCATCTTGGTATGTGATTTTGTCCCTTGTTTTTGGAGTTGCTACAGAAGTTTATGTAGTTGCAACTCATGCTGTTCCAGCAGCAAATGCAGTTCATAGCCTAGTGGCCAAGCGGTAAGGCAGGAGACTGTTAATCTTCTATGCGTAGGTTCGAATCCTACCTGGGCTGCCAATCCTCTGTTAGTCGAACGGTTTAAGATACCGCCCTGTCAAGGCGTGTGATTACGGGTTCAAATCCCGTACAGAGGGCTGTCGTTAAACTTTAAGATTTGTGGAAGTTCATCGTTATAAACAAATCACTGATGGCGCATTCATCTAATGGCAGGATAAGTGACTTTCAATCATTTCGCAGGGGTTCGATCCCCCTATGCGCTACTCCGAACCGCCGGTCTAGAACGGTCATAGTGTATGGTATTGCACGTTAGCTGCGCGAGCTAAAAGTAGAGTTCGAATCTCTTGGAACGGAAACATGCCCTGATAGTTAAATGGTATAACAGTAGTCTTGTAAACTTCTGTTCTCAGTTCGATTCTGAGTCGGGGCTCGATGTTAATAGTAACATTTCACAATCAAGGTATGGATATAAACCTTCCACCAGATGAACAGTTTTGCGACTATAACGTAGAAGTTATGGTTACTACTAGTCCTACATCTGTAAAAACTATCTATAAAGGTAAAGTTAAGAAACACTATCGAAAAGATGGCTGGAAGAAATTGCTAGAGTTGGCAACAAAGCAACTCTGAACGCTCCTGTGGTATAAAGGTCAATTATACTTGGTCTACACCCAAGTGATTCTAGTTCGAATCTAGACGGGAGTACAGTGACTCAGCCATCATGCACTTGATAATTTCTATCACAGTGGAACATTATAAGGATAACCATAGGAAATATGCTGGAGTGGTTTAACAGGCACGCCTGCTAAGCGTGTGACCGTAACTGGTCCCTGAGTTCGAATCTCAGTATTTCCGCAGAGTCTTAGGGTTCGTGGTATAGAGGGCAGACTCTTTCAAAACACAGCATACTTACTGATAGTTTTAAGTTCGCGTGAGTTCTATCATTAAAAACTCTACGAAAATGGAATTGTGGCCGAGTGGTTTAAGGCAATAGTCTTGAAAACTATCGACCGCGCGAGCGGTCCTAGGGTTCGAATCCCTACAATTCCTCTTGACAAATAAGTCATGTGGTGCTAAGATAATGGTAGTCCCGCAGTTTGTGACACTGCGCGTTCCCGTTCGAACCGGGAGCATCACTCTTTTAAGGTTTATTGAATGTCTAACGCATGGGATTTAACAACATCTGGTGCCTTAACCAGATTTAATAGTAATGTGAATACAAAAAGCACTTATGGACCGTCAACAGCGAGTATCGGTCCCAACAGTCTCAGTGCTTCTGGATATGTTGATCCTACTATTGTAACAGCGAGTTTAGTTGAACCTTCTCAATATACTAGTCCGGCGGATAACGTCGCCAAAAAGTCATACCCCGGTTTCGAAATCGACGGAGTTAATTACATTTAGAAGTTGGTCGTATTGTTGGTCCGACCATCCTCTTGGTAAAGTTCATATAGCTTGGTCGGATGATAGAAGCATTGCTTGTAAGAATATTTATTTTGTTCCGCAACATTTTAGAGTTGGGGTTCTAGGATATCTTCCTATGGAAAAGCAAAAGAATCTTTGCAAGCATTGCGCCAAGGCTCTTGAATTAGAAAGAAGGAATATGTATGCCCCTTCAAACAGGCACTTCACAGAAAGCAATTAGTAGTAATATAGCGACAGAAGTCAAGGCAGGAAAGCCACAAAAGCAAGCTGTGGCAATTGCAATGAGTAAAGCTGGTAAGAGCACTTCTAAAAAGAAGTAACTTACCTCATGCGCCTGTGATTAAATGGTATAATGGGTGCCTTCCAAGCATCATTTGAGAGTTCGATTCTCTCCAGACGCACAATGGTTTACTAGTGACAAACAACGCTTTGCAATGATTAGGAACTAGTCGTCTAAGTAGCCTGTGAGTCGCGCATAAAGACGTTAATTGTGGAGACTCTTAAAGCCGCTGTGGTGGAACAGTAGACACGCTTGCCTTAGAAGCAAGTATTCTTATGAATGTACGAGTGCGAATCTTGTCAGCGGTACATGAGAACTATTAAAGATTCTGAGAGAGATAGAAGGAACGCTGATCTTAAAAGAAATGTAGTTGATGCTTTTAAACTAGCTAAAGGTTGCATTGATTGTGGGTACAAGGAAAATGCAGCAGCACTAGAATTTGATCACTTACCAGGCTTTAGGAAAAATGCTACAGTAGCTTCTCTAATGTATAGAAGTCTTAAAGTAATTGTTGAAGAAATAAAGAAATGTGAAGTTGTATGCGCTAATTGTCATGCAATAAGAACGTATAATAGACGATAATGCTTCCTTGGTGGAACGGTAGACACCCTGGACTTAAAATCCAGTGTTCGAAAGGACGTGTCGGTTCGAATCCGACAGGAAGTACGGGTTTAATAAACCTAAATTAAAATTATAATGGAGGCCCATGTAGTGGCTAAGTTATGTTCAAGCAACCTAGAAAGTTGCGAATTTGATTCCGAAACTGGAGTCTTAGTAATAGATTTTGTTGCAGGTTCTACTTATAAGTATAAGAATGTTCCTGCTAACATTTATCACGGCTTATTAGCTGCTGAGTCTCATGGAAAATTCTTCCATGAAAATATTAGGGATAAGTTCCCTTATCATAGAGTAGCTTAGTCTACTCTTAGTGCTTCAATAGCCAAGTGATCTAAGGCGCTTGTCTGCAAAACAAGTATTCGTCGGTTTGAATCCGACTTGAAGCTCATTGGTTTGTTAGTTTTCCAAAAGACACATAGTCTCTTTGTGATTTACACGGTCTAGAAAAACTAACACAAATGCCTCATTGGTCTAATGGACAGGGCGGCAGCCTTCTAAGCTGTTCGGTACAGGTTCGAATCCTGTATGAGGTATATTAGCTAATCAAGGACTCAATTAGGTCAATGAACAGCAATGAGCAAAAAGCTTTGCAATTAGGAATGCCTTTTGGTACAGCCTGTAATAGATTAAGAAAAAATATACTTTTTAAACTTCTAGTAGATTTTAAATTAAATGTATGTTTTCATTGTAATAGAGATATTACTAATGTAGACGAACTGAGTATTGAACACAAACAACCTTGGTTTAAAACAAATGCTGATTTATTTTGGGATTTAGATAATATAGCATTTAGTCACTACTCATGTAATTCAGGTGCTGCAAATCATGACAATCAGAGAATACTTAAAACCCATTGTATAAATGGGCATGAATATACAGAAGCAAATACGTCTAGGGTACTAATTCGCGGTAAAGTAACTCGTCGATGTAAAAAGTGTTTAAGTAATCGTTAAATTATCGTATGACACATGACAGAAAAGCAATTTAAAGATAATAGTATTGTCTGGTGGAGTTGGGTCTTTCTTTGGTTAATACTGGAAGGATTGGGATTCTCACGGAAAACTCCGTGGGCGCCACTTACTGAGTATGTTTGGGCCATCGAAGATAGAAATCACTTGGCGCAGTACGGTTTCTTAGTTCTATTTGCGGCTCTGTTAGTCCACTTTGTCGGTAGGTGGACTGGACACAACGATTAAATGGTCCTGTGGTGTACGGGTGCGTGCATAAGTGTCTTATAAACACCAGGTTCTAGTTCGACTCTAGGCAGGACTACGTATGCTCCGATAGCTCAGATGGTAGAGCGCATGTCTGAAAAACATGAGGTCGTCGGATCGATACCGACTCGGAGCACTTATTGCTCGCTTACGCTAATGGTTGGCGACAGTTCTGATAAAGCTGTGTGAGGTAGTCCGATTCTACCAGCGAGTACAAAGCTAAAATAGCACTTGACATCGTTCCTCCAGTATGGTATTATAGATAGGTCGTTGAGCGCCTCTGACGTAACGGTAGCGTAGCGGACTTTTAATCCGACAAGTAAGAGTTCGAATCTCTTGGGGCGTACAAAAAGAAATGCTAAAAACAAAAGAAGCAGTAAAAAGAACAGCTACCTTCAAAGCTTTTGAAATTGAAGGTCTTTGGTATCGTGAAACCTGTAATTTCTGTGGTAAGGAAATAGATCACTTCTATAAATTAGAGTTTGACGATACATATCCAATAAAGGAAAATCAGGATGGTCCTAATAGACCATACATTTATCTTTGTTTGGAACATTACGAACGGTTAACACATGCTCCAGTAGCATAATGGAAAGTGTCTCTGCCTTCGAAGCAGGTGGGTACGGGTTCGAATCCTGTCTGGAGTACGCAAATGGTTACTCAATAGACTCTCGTTTGATGGAATTAGAATGGGCCATTAAGTTAATGGGAAACTTCCTGCTTTGCACGCAGGGTTTGAGAGTTCGATTCTCTCATGGTCCACTGCGGGATAGTGTAATAGCAACATGCCAGCCTCATAAGCTGTGCGACTATGGGTGCAAATCCCATTTCCGCTACTGAGTTGTCAGAGTCTTTAAAACTGTCTGTCAGTTACCAATCTGACATTAATTAAAATTGGGTGCGCGAATAGAATTAACGAGGCGTCGCTACACGCCTACACAGCGAGTAATGTCGGTGAGCTATTCCGGTAAAATTGCCGAGTGTTGTAATGGTAGCAAAAGTGACTTTGAATCATTTAGTCTGGGTTCGAAACCTAGCTCGGCAGCTACACAGTAGTCGAATAATAGACAGCCTGACAAAGGTAAATGTGCAAGAATGAGAGAATCTTGCCTGTGGTAGGAAGCCAGTAATCCTTATTCCAAACTGGTTGTACATAAATGAATTGGTGCCTTAACCTTTAGGTAAAAGCTTAATGTCTAGAACGCCAATTCTTATTACCGAATGGTGTAATAGGTAACACAACTGTCTCTGAAACAGTAGAGTAGTGGTTCGAAGCCACTTTCGGTAGCCGCGCCCTCAAACATGCCAAACAGTTCACTAGCTCTGTATAAAAAGCTAGTTTTATTTTGTCTATGAGTTTATCACTTCTTTCTTTTAATAATCAAGTAGCTTCCGGCGCTGTAGTTAACGCCGTTAAGCTTGCACGACCTAGAGCCATACTTGTTATGGACGTAAATAATAAGCCGTATCTTGAAGATTTGCGTGCAGCTAATCCTAATATGTGGGTCATTGCGCGTAATTATCAATTTGACGGAAACTATGATGGTCCAGCAGCGTATCAAACTGGACAGCAACATGGTGAAGCAGCACTAAATATTGAAGCAAATGGATTTAAGTTTGATCGCTGGACGAGTATAAATGAGCCAATATCTGATTGGGAACCTAATTGGTCTTGGTATGATAGTTATGCTGCTGGGTTTTATGATACTGTGGGTGACAGGGCGTTGGCGTTCAATACTGCAACGGGTAACTTTCCTAAAGTATCGTCTCCTGGACAATTTGTAGAGGATGACTTTGACCGTTTTACCCAAATTCAACAACGTTACCACAAATTTGCATTTCATGCCTACGGTCATCCTAGATTTGATGCCAATTCGGTTCCCTGGTGGATCGGTCGTTACCAGCATTTTATTCATGATCCGCTGGCGGAGATTCACCTTACTGAGGTCGGATATCATACGGTTAGTGGCAATCCCACTCCAGATAAGGGTTACAAATACGACGGTGTAACCGAAGATGATTACTGGAACCAAATGGTTTGGCTTGATGATTTTCATATCGCCGATCCTAGGGTTGAGGATTTATGTGTGTTTATCGTTGGAGGGAACTCTGGCTGGTCATCTTTTGAAATACTAGGAACATCAATCATTCAGCGACTTGCTGACAGGAATAATGAATTGGATCAAACAATTGGGCAGCAGTTGGCTGCATTTCAAACACAATTTCAAACACAAAATGATATGTTAGGTCATGGTCTGTCTGATTTTGTAAAGGCTAATCCTAGTCTAGAAACACAAGAGCTAAAGACATGGTTGAAGGCAATGTCACCAGATGCTCCGTGGGCGCAATTTTAAATGCTACCTGAGAATGAAAGAGAGCAGATAAAACGAGCAGTCATAGGGTTTGCTGTTGATTTAACTAGAGCACTTCAAGAGTTTAAGTTTAGTTCTATGGCTTCTGATGAAGCTGAGGCTGTTTGGAATCTTATTGGTGCAACTTCAAATAATTACCTAGAAGTCATCGCTAGACCTAAGAAGCAAATCCATGCCAGCAAGCAAACGAAGTCTGCTGGTGAAACATTAAATACAAATACAGTAGTGACAGAATAAATGAAAGTATACGTAGCTGGCTCATGGGATGCCAGACAAACATGCAGAGAAATCGCTAACCATGTAGCTAGCAAAGGACACGTTGTTCTTTCTAACTGGTTGTATTGGGAACCACCAGAGGACGTTCTTGCTAATTCTAAGAAGCTTAATATGCTTATTAAGAAGATGGACTGCGACGGCGTTAGAAATGCTGATGCAATTATCGTCTTTACAGAAGTACCTTCAACTAAGCATGGTTTCTATTTTGAAACAGGAATGGCGGAAGGCTGGAACGCTCTAGTTCGTTACATGGGTAGCCAGATGGCGAATCTAGAGAAAATCATCTATATGATAGGTAAGCAGCCAGAAGATTTGTGTGCTTTCTTGGCAGGCTATAGAACCTATCCAACGCTGGACGATTTCTATCATCATTGGCCTAAGATGGGTGATTCCAATGAGATTGATCTGACAGCTATTACTCCACTTATTGGTCCTAGTGATAACTAGGACTTTACCCGACAAGATGTTAAGGCGGCATACACGACTCTTAATCGTAGAAGTGAGGGTTCGAATCCCTCTGTCGGGACGATATTATGGCTAATAAAAGAATATCACATGACTGGACTGGACAACTTGGTGGTGTTTTCAAGTGTTCAGTTTGCAGAACAACATTAACAGATAAAACACTAAACAGTGGTTGTCAAGGTACACGGCATCGGAGTGATAATGAACATGTTTCATTTGGAGAGCCGTTAAGAAATATAGGACAGATAATGCAAGCCTTGTCTCCAGAAACAGTAAAAGCACTTAAAAATGCAGCGTAATCAAAAGATTATATTCATGCGAGGACTGCCAGGTTCTGGTAAGTCCACATGGGCAAAAGCAAAGGTACAAGAAGAACCAAACATCTGGTATCGTATCAATCGAGATACGCTGCGAGAAATGATTGTAGAACCAAAGCTATCCATTCAAGAGAAGAAGGTAGCGAAGTGTCGTGACGCTCTAATTGTTCATGCAATTCAAGATGGTCAAAATGTAATCATTGATGATACTAATCTTGATATAGATTCTATTCAGGCTCATGTAAAAGACTTGTTGGTGAATACTGTCCATACATTTACGGTGGATTTTGAAGTTCAAGATTTTACATGGGTTCCACTGGAGGAATGTATAAAGCGTGATAAGAATAGACGTGGTGAGAGTGTTGGTGAGCACGTTATCAGGCGCATGCATCACCAGTATCTTGCTCCAAAACAAGATAAGCCTGCATATAATCCTTCACTGCCGTGGGCTATTATCTGTGATCTGGATGGAACCTTAGCTAAGATTATAGATAGAAGTCCTTATGAAGCAAAGTATGAGACTGACGTTCCACGGGAATCACTTACTAGTTTATTGCGAGCGCATTACTTCCACTATAACGATAAGATTGTATTTGTTTCGGCACGCGAAGATCAGTACAGAGAAAAGACTATTGACTGGCTACGGAATACAGCTAATTTTTGGGACCTCGCCTTCGATCTTATCATGCGAAAGACAGAGGACTTTCGTAACGATGCAATCGTCAAAGAAGAAATATACGAAAATCAAATAAAGCCTAATTACAATGTTAGGTTTGTGTTAGATGACAGGGATAGAGTTGTACAAATGTGGAGAGATAAGGGACTAGATTGTCTCCAGGTTGATTATGGCGAATTTTAATTCAGTTGTAGCTTGGGATAAAGACTCAATGGCTACATTAAATAGAATTGTTGGTAATTTGGAGAACAAACTGTCATCACTAAAGAGACTTCGCCTCCAGTGTCATGAACAAACTCCTGATGTTAAGAAACCTGTCGTTGATCTAAACGACATACTAAAAGAAATACTAATGAGAGATATAACTTAGTGCTAGCTATACCAAGTTACGTAAAGATAGCTCACGCTGGTGATGGTATTGCTGCTAATGCTTTTATCGGCACCGAAATTATCATTCAAGAAAAGATAGATGGTTCGCAATTCGGCTTCGGTTGGAACGAGAATGGAGATTTGACTTGCCGGTCTAAAGGTAAAGTTCAAGATATCGACGCTCCTGATAAGATGTTCACACTAGCAGTAGAGTATTGTCGAGGACTGGAAACACGACTTCCGGACACATATTTCTACTGTGAGTATTTGAATAAACCAAAGCACAATGTTCTTTGCTACGACCATACACCAAAGCACAATTTAGTTCTTTTTGATGTACTTCAACCAGATGGACAGTTTATTGGCAAAGATAGAAAATCACTAGAGTATTCAGCAGAGGTTCTTGGAATAGATGTTGTTCCAGAACTGTATCGTGGTCCAGTTGATTTACAACTGATCAAGGATATGACTGAAACTCCACCTGAAAGTTTCTTAGGTCGAGAAAAGATTGAAGGTGTTGTCTGCAAGAACTATGATCAAGTAGTAAACTTCTATGGCCATCTTTTTCCTTTAATGGTAAAGCATGTTCGTGAAGCATTTAAGGAAAAGCACTCTATTGAGTGGTCATCACCAGAGAAGGCATCCACTAGACTTAATGCACAGACATTCGTCCAGTCTTTTAAAACAGATGGTCGCTGGCAGAAGGCAATCATCCATGCCAGAGAGAATGGAACGTTAACCAACTCTCCAAAGGATATCGGTCCTCTTATTAGAATTATTCAAGAGGATATCAAGGAAGAAGAACGAGAATATATAAAGGCAACACTGTATAGTCTTTATATAGATGATGTTCTTAGAAATGCTATATCAGGATTTCCTGAGTGGTACAAGAATAAACTATTAGAAGGTGCGTTTGAAAAAGTAGCATGAAAGAAGGTTTTGGAGCAGTAGCAACATTTTTAGTTGTCGCTGTATTTCTAACAGCATTAGGTATAGGAGGTGTGTTCCTGTGGGCTAAGATGGAACGTCCACTGAATGATATTCATAGACAGGCAACAGAATGTAGTCTTGAATATGTAAATAGTACACAGGCAACACTACAAGCACAGATTACGCAGTATAACGGATTTGGACCCGATACTACTGAGGGACAGAAGCGAGCACTTATTAGTCAGATGCACGCTGAAATCAATGTAATTGATACTTGTAGTGACAATAACAATCCTGTTCCTCCAGCAATCCGGTCGTTTATTAACGCCCATCCAGTTAATTAACAAAAGATAAAGAGATATGAAAAGAAACATTTTCGGCATCCTGGGTATTCTCGCTCTTATTACTACGATTTTCCTTAATGCTTGTAGTGCGGAAGCACAGTCTACGAGTAAAGCTAACGTAGCAGAAAATCAAGTAGTGCTCAATCAACAAGATCACTATAACAAGACTCAACCAGTTCCCTACTTTGATTTCAGCTTGAAGCGACAGATTCTGATTGACTACTATAAGGCAGCTAATTCAGCAGTCAGTACATTTAGTTATGTTTTGACGCAGTTCCCACAGCCACAAATGCATCTTATTTGTCCATCCGTAAGCTTTCCTATTCAGGGTGGTACACAGTTAACAAATGGACAGCAAGCAACTGAATACGCTGCTGATGGCACTAGAGCATGTTATAATGGTTGCTCACTCGCAACAATTGGACAAGCTGAACCTGACGGCTCATTCTCTCCAGCTAATGGACAAGGAACAATTGTTTTGTGTTTGAACGATGACGGAACTGCTGCTCCAGTTTATCAAGAAGGTGAAGTTTATACGTATCCGTATAAGTTAGCTAACGCAGATGAAAAACTTATGGCGCGTAGTGGAAAGTCTAGTATAAATCTTGACACCAAACAGCACGAATAAAACAAATATACTAAAGGTTCTTGTGGGTAGCCACGCTCATGGACTGGCTACTCCAGAATCTGACTACGATTATCGTGGTGTGTTTGTTGTACCAACGAGAGAAATCCTCTCTCTTGGTAGTAGAATTAAGAACACTAATTGGATCGAAGGTAATGTCGATGATACTTCTTGGGAGGTCGGACATTTTCTTAACTTGGCGGTCCACTGCAATCCAACTATTCTAGAAGTATTTGCTGCTCCTAAAACACCTAAAGATTGTGATCCTTATTGGGGAGATCAACTGGCGGAACTGTTTGATTATTTGTGGAATCCAAATGACGTTAAAAATGCGTTTATGGGTTATTCACATAACCAACAGAAGAAGTTTCTGGATGGTAAGGATGCCAAGTCAGCTAAATTTGCTTGCGCTTATCTAAGAGTTTTAGTTCAAGCAGATTTTCTCTTGACTTATCAAAAAATGCTTGTTGACTTTCGCGACACGCCGGTGTATAATACATTGGTACGTTGGAAAGCCTGGAAGCAAGAAGATATAGACTACGGTGAAGTTATGTCTATATGCAAATATTGGGAAGGGAAAGTCCTTGAAGCGTATGATCGATGCAAATCTCATACCCCGGATATAAACAAGGTTAACGATTACCTTCTTAGAGTGCGCCAGAGATTCTGGTAGCACTATTAGGGGCTTAGGCTAGAGGTAAACTGAGGGTCTCCAAAACCCAAGTCGAGAGTTCGATTCTCTCAGCCCCTGCGATGAACATTCTTATATTAGAAGAAGCTAATGACGTTTTCATTAAACCATTCTATCTTTTACAAACCCGAGAATCAGTCTCCTTACCTGTCGCTAGCGCGTTATCCAGAAACAGGTCAAATCATTTTTATATGGTTCGTGAAGTTCCTAGATTTCGCTCCACTTTCTGGATGGCGGATATACTTTGGTGGCGTCCTGAGTATGTGGTAAACATAGCTGATTGGGAAGTATGGGTAGATTTCAATAAATATTTATTAGGTAAAGGCCGTGACTAAACGAGCACAGATTATTGACGAAGGTCATGAACAAACACAATTTGTGACTGGTGGACGCAGAGAGATTATCCCAGGTAAAGGACGCTTTGATCTTATTCCTCCAGAACCAATTACAGAATCATCACAGCATTTTGAGGCTGGTGCAAATAAGTATGCAGAACGTAATTGGGAACAAGGCTTACCTTTAAGTACATTTTATAACTCACTCAGTCGTCATCTACGTGACTGGTATATGTATGGTAAGACAGATGAAAATCATTTAGCTGCACTTGTATGGAATGCTATGTGTGCTTTAGCAACACAACGACGTATTGATGCAGGAACATTACCAGCATCATTAGATACGCGACCAGCTACAGCGATAACAAATTGGAATTGCTCTCTTGGTGGAACGGTAGACACAGCAGATTCAAAACCTGCCGCTCTAACAGCGTGAGAGTTCGAATCTCTCAGAGAGTACAATGCGGTTGTGGTATAGTGGTAGAATGCGACCTTGCCAAGGTTGAGACGCGAGTTCAATTCTCGCCAGCCGCACGGAGTAAATAATGATACACGCAACACAGATAAGAGATAGACTTTGGATAGGTTCACACCAGGCTTATGATGAAGTTGCTAATGGTAATCCAGATAATATAACAGCTATACTTAATGTGGCAATGGATTATGTTCCTAAGCATACAATTCATCCACACAACGTTAAGTATGCTAAAATCAATCTTGGTGATGGATTAGACAATCCACAAGAACAAATAGATTTAGCCGTGTTGGTTGGATACATTTACTACACTAACGGTAATAATCTTCTTATTCACTGTATTTCTGGTGTAAGTCGTAGTCCGCACATCGCAACCAAAATTCTTCTTCGTGATGACTTTTTGTTTGGTGCTACTTATGATAGTATTTATCAAGAGATAAAGTATAAGCGTCCAGAAGTACAGGTTCCTAGTTTCATGGATGCTCGTCCTGAAAGTCTTAAAATTAGAATGTTAAACGAAGTATAGATGGCTGGTTATGTTAGTCCTCCTACGGACGTTAGATACAAAAGACCCATTGACGGCGACACGTTCCAAGAGTTGGTAAGACAACTTAATGCTGGAGAAAGATTAGCTATTCTTGCAGATGCTCGACACAATCGTACCGGGTATTCTGCACATGTATGTCCTATTATAGAGACTCAGGAAGAATTTGATTCTTGGATGCTGAAATGGACAGACGAAGGATACTACATAATTCATCCATATGCAGTATAAGATAATTAGTTACACGTGGCCTGCTCATTTAGAAGAAGAAATAAATACGCTTGCTAAAGAAGGCTGGCGACTTATGAACCCAGGTGTACAAATGAGTTGTGTAGGAACAGATATTTACTACTACTGCACACTTTGGAAATCAGATGGAACCCATTAGAGTAGACGTATCTGGAATGAAGCTTTGGCGCGACTGCCAATTAGCTCATTATCTTAGCTATGTTCGTAAGCTTCAACCTAAAGGCTCTAGTAATCCTAAAAGTCCGCTCATTTATGGCTCTATAGGTCATGATGGGCTGGAGGGATGGTATACGCCATCTACCTATCATGATGACCAAGCCTCTGTTCTCGCCAGCACTAAATCTTGGGCCAGATATCGCGCAACAGATGAACGCGCAGAAGAAAACAAACTTGAATGGGGAACACTTCTTGCTGGTGTAACAGGGAACCTTGTTAACTACCATAAGTTTTATCGTGAAGAAGATGTGCATCCTCTTAATCCAGAGCAACCATTTGAGTTAGAATTAACTTCCGATGTTTCACTATATGGCAAGATTGACTCCTTCATTGAATATAAAGGTAGTAATGATCTGGACTATAAGATTTGGATTCTTGAACACAAGTTTTATAAGACCATTCCAAATGATCTTACTTACCTCAATTGGGATTTTCAAACGTCGGTTTACTCCTTTGTGGGCCGCGCGTTGTTTGGGGAACGGTTCGGTGGAGTTCTATACAATTTTATCCGTAAAGTAGTTCCCAAAGACCCTGAGAATCCACAATTCCTAAGACAAGAAATAACCAGACCAAAAGAACTTCTTAAGTCTATTGCTAAGTTCGTTGTTGTGCAAGCACGACAAATGAATATGGTTTATGAACGTGGTCCTATTTGGTTAGTTCCCAAGTTAGATTCAAGCCCAATGTATAACAACACCTGTAAAGGGTGTATGTTTAATCGTGATGCCTGTAAAGCCTTTAGAGAAGGTGGCGATTGGGAAGGCATCCTAGAAAACAATTATATGGCTCGTCCAGAATATGCGAACCATGAAGAAGCAGATTTATAATGGTACAAGAAGAATTAGATAAGTTAGTGGCTGGTGTCACTCCTTCCAGCTATATTAAAGACGCGATGCGCACAAACAGTCTTGCTGGTAATGACCCTGAGACATTGGTAGGTGCTATCAATCATCCTACGTTTGGAGTACGTTACGTTACCGTTGGTGACTTGATGCTTCAAGATGCTGGATGGGGAATTACAGGTGAAGCTGGAGAGGTTGCTGATTTGATAAAGAAGCAATACTCTATGAATCATCCAACAGACGATGACAAGCTTGCTAAAGAAACTGGTGATGTTCTTTGGTATGTAGCAGAGATTTGTTTAGTTAAGGGTTGGACATTCAAGCAGCTAATGGCTGCAAACGTTAAGAAGTTGGCAGAAAGATATGGCGACAAGTTTACAACAGAAAAGTCTCTCAACAGAGCAGCATGAAGATTATAGAGACAACGATCATAGAGTACGAGACAATACTAGCATGGATTTATGTGCCGTGGCTGGATGCACTAATTTCACTTATTACAGTGGATTATATTGTCTCTATCATCATCACCAATATCTAACGCATGCGTAGAAGATTTGATGCTTATTTATCACAAGAACAATCTGTTACCGCGTTACTTCCTTATTTTGAAGCACAGCCTGATGACGTTATATATGAACCTTGCTGTGGTTACAAACATGTTATCGCCAGAACTCTTTGGCGCGCTGGTTATAAGCGTATTTTCCTTAATGACTTAGATGAAACTGTACGGGCTCATAGAAATATTAACGCCGCCCATTTCATTAAGTGTTTCGAACCACGTCCAGACTGGATTTGTACTAATCCTCCTTTCTCCGAAGCAATGGGTATACTGCGTCAAGCGTGGGAACATGCTAGATGTGGCGTTATATTCCAACTTCGTTTATCATTTCTGGAACCAACGTTTGAAAGACAAGAATTTCTGGAGAAATTTCCTCCAGATCGTTTATTAGTTTTACCTAGATATTCTTTCACTGAGAATGGTAAAACTGATAGTGTGACCACAGCCTGGATGATGTGGCATAAATATCCAGTTCAACCCTTTATAAAGGTGATTCCTAAATTTGCAGCTTGACAATACAATAGAGTTGTGGTATAATAGTCGCCGACTTTTCCAAATTAGAGACTTACTATGGTAGATGCGGCTAAGGCTATTCAAGATTTTATCTATACAAGAACTTATGCGCGTTGGGTTCCAGAACTAAACCGACGCGAAACCTGGCCAGAAACTGTTAGCCGTTATGTTACTTGGCTTCTTAAAGACCAGCCGTTAAAGAAAGATTCCATTGAGGCTATACACACTTCCCTTTACAGTGCTATACTATCACAACATGTGGTTCCTTCAATGCGTGCCATTTGGAGTGCTGGTAGGGCGGCAGACAAAGACAATACAGCCATATATAATTGCTCTTTCCTTGTGCTGGATAGTATCACTTCCTTTAAAGAACTGTTCTATATCCTTATGTGTGGAACAGGTGTAGGTTTTAGCTGTGAAGAACAGTATGTTTCTAAACTGCCAAGACTAGCTCCGCGTGACTGCTATCCCATTCCAGCCTACTACCAAATACCAGATACGCGAGAAGGTTGGTCAGATGCACTAGACTTTGTATTAACCAATGAGTTCCTGGGACGACCTTACAGCGTTGATTATTCACAAATTCGTCCAGCAGGACAGAGACTGAATACGTTTGGTGGTTATTCAAGTGGTCCCGAGCCGCTTATTAAACTGCTTAGTAACATTCATGTTTTGTTTGATAACAAGCGCAATTTCAATGAGTTAACTATTACTCCACTTGAAGCACATGATATAGCATGTATGGTTGCAGAGGCTGTTGTGGTTGGTGGTGTTCGACGGTCATCACTTATATCACTGTCAGACTTAGATAATAATGAGTTAAAGAATGCAAAGCACTGGCCATTTCCGCAGTATCGTGGAATGTCAAACAACTCCGCAGTATTTACTGGTACAGAAACCTATCAAGATTTTCAGTCTGAGTGGGACAACTTGGTCCAGTCAGGTACAGGCGAACGCGGGATTTTCAATCGATCAACTGCGTTTAGAAAATCTGGTCGATTCTTTGCGGATAGCATTGGTGTTAACCCTTGCGCAGAGATTATTTTGCGTGGCAATCAGTTTTGCAACCTTTCGGAAGCCGTATGTCGTTCCTACGATACAGCGGAAGGCATAAGAAGAAAGGTAGAACTAGCGACAGTTATCGGTATTTTGCAGGCAAACAAGACATACTTTCCATATCTACGTAAGTCTTGGCAAGATAATTGTGAAGAAGAACGATTACTTGGTGTAAGTATAACAGGTCAATATGATAATATTGATTTGTTCACTCCAGAGAATCTTGATTACTGGAGACGCTCTGCTGAATTAATTGCATGCAACTATGCAAATCAAATGGGCATCAATACACCAACAGCAATCACATGTACTAAACCATCAGGAACAGTAAGTCAACTTGTTGATGCTTCGTCAGGCGCTCATCCACGTTATGCAGAACACTATATTAGACGCTATCGTATCAGCGATAATGACCCTCTGCTTGCTCTTATGCGCGATAGCGGGTTTAATATTATTGTTGATAACGTTTCTGCTGATACTAGTGTTGTCGAGTTTCCTATGGCCTCCCCTAGGGGCGCTGTTACTCGTCACGATATTTCTAGTTTTGATCAATTTAGACATTATATAAAGATGCAGCAATATTGGGCAGAACATAATACGTCTATGACAATTTATGTCTCTCCTGATGAATGGGAACAGCTTGGTCATGAAGTATGGAAACATAGAAATGATGTTGTTGCTGTATCATTTTTGCCCAAAGAGGATGAAAACCATCATTACGAATTAGCTCCTTATGAAGAAATTAGTTATTCTCAGTATAATCTGATGCTTGACAAACTTCCGCAGATCGATTATACTGAGTTGACGAAGTACGAACAAACAGACCATACGATAGGTGAACGAGAGTTTGCGTGTATAGGTGATAGGTGCGAAATTGCCTAGTCTTAACATTGAGACTGCTTGTGAACTGCTCCACTTAACTCGTCGTCAGTTAATGCGTCGTATAGAAAAGGGTGAACTACCAAGACCTGTGAAGGATGGTCGTGACTATAAGATCACCGCCCAATGGCTTGACGCCGCTATGGCTAAACGAGAAGTAGAGTTGATTGAACAAGCACATTTAGAGAAACTAAGAAAACGATCTGCCTTAATGCTGGAACGAGCAGAGGCAGCAGCTAATGAGGATTAGAATGGAACAGGAACTGCAAGAGTTCTTTGAGAAGATTGAGTCAGAACGTACATACCAGCAAGAGAAGTGGGGCAACGAATTCGACAAGAAGAATACACCTAATGACTGGATTGCTTACATTGCGCAGTATGCTGGTAAAGGTGTAACCCTTCCTTTTGACGAAGAACAGTTTAAGACTGCTCTCATTAAGGTAGCGACATTGTGCGCTGCTGCTTGGTGTCGTGAAGAATACGCGCCTCGCCATTACGATAGAATTGATATGGTTGATATTACAAATTAATGTCTGTACTCGATGATGAGCTAAAATCTCTAGGCATAGACCTAGTAGACCTAGAAGATTTAGCAGCTACACAAACCGTCGTTGGGGTCTTATATGGCCCCTTCGGCGGTGGAAAAACAAGAAGCTTTGATACACTTCCAGAAAAATCTGGACTCTATCTTAACGTAGAGAACGGTGAACGATCAGTCGTAGGATCAAAGGCTGGTAAGAAGATTCAGATATCTTCTATTGCACAGCTTGCAAAAGTTCTCGTGGCCTTGAAGAAAGACATATCTAACGGTGAAAATACCTTTCCATATCTATTTATTGACTCAGCTACAGACTTATACAAACGAGAGATTGCAGCGCAAAGTAAAGCGAGTGCGGCTGATCCAACTAACAACCAACAAGACCCGGACGTCCCTTCGCCTAGAGACTACATGAAGGTTTCTAAGAGAGTTGATAGAGTTATTAACTATGCGAAAGATATGCCGCTCACAGTTATATTTACGGCTGCTGAACAACTTATTCAAGACGATAATTCAATCGCACGCATTGCTCCTGCCATGTCTCCTGCTGTACGCGATAGTTTCATTATGTATAGCGATTTTGTTTTATACTTATCTTCCCAATCAGATGGAAAGAGGGTCATGTTAACACAGCAGACTGGTAAATACATTGCAAAGTGCAGGATGCCAGTCGGTAAGTCGATTCCTCCGAAGATTCTCAATCCCAACCTGTACGATGTGATTAAAGCTATTCGTGGTGAAGAAATCAAATTCGAAACCCCTTAGCTCTATTATTCGTTTCTACCCTCCAAATGGAGCGCATGTAGGATTCCAAGTATCAATAGATAGACCTGGAGAACTTATAGTATTTACAGATAAACATTACATGCTGTACCTCAGCGAAGAACAAACACAAGAACTTAAAAATTTTCTAAACTTTTTCTATACATAGGACTTAACATGGCAACTGCCCTTCCCGATATGAATCTTGACCTGGAAAATACTGACGATTTAAACAAGTCATTCGCTCCAGTCAAGAACGGAAACTACACCCTCACGATCACTAAGGCTCCTACGGCTAAGCTTTCTCAACCATCGCCAAAGAATCCTGACGGTGCATGGATGCTAATGCTCGAATACGCAGTAGACAATCCAGAAACTGGCAATACACAGAAGATTTGGGACAATCTTGTTTTTACACAGAAGTCTCTTTTCAAGGTTCGCCAGTGGCTTCTATCTCTAGGCTTTGAAGGAAACATGAATGCTAGCGCACTGCTAGAGGATGATTTCCGTGAGAGTCTTGTAGGTAGAGAAGTTACAGCCGATGTTGTGATTAAGGCTCAGGAATATCCAGCAGGTAGCAAGAACTACGTTCAGAAGAATGTCGTTGCTTCCTATACATCTGATGAAGTTCCTTCCAGAAACACAGCAAGTTCTGCTTCTTCCAGCGAAGCTAGCTCAGGCGACTTAGACGACATTCCGTTCTAAACCCTCTTACGGTCAATAAAGCCAGGCTCCCTTTTATGGGGTCTGGCTTTATTAATTTGACCGAAATTATAAGAAACTAGATAATGCGGTATTTATACAGTCCAGAAGATTACTACAAAATCCATGCGCCAAAAACGCTGGAACTTAAAAATCAAGACCAAAATAACTGGAGTGCTGATTGTCCTTTTTGTGGTAAGGAAGGGAAGTTTTACATTCATAAGACTGGTGGATTCTACCAGTGTTTCGTATGTAAAGAAAAAGGTAGTATCGTCAAGTACCATGCACATTTTGGTGGCGTATCTGAGGCTGACGCATATACACTTCTATCAGATGATAACGAAGTTTCATTAGCTAAAGAGCCACGAATATCTGACGATCTTATCGACACACTTCATGATAAGCTACTTAAATCTGAACTTGCTAAAGATGCCATAAGAAAAGGCTGGGGATTTAGCAACGAAGCAATTGACCACTTTAAACTTGGCTTAAAGGATGGTTACTGCTGCTTCCCTATATACAATAAGCAAGGCGAGTGTGTAAACATTCGCATGAAAAAGATATGGCCTCAACCAGGCGATAAGTATAAATACAGAAATTATACTGATGACGACAAAGAAGTTAAGTATAGTAAACCAAGACTATATCCTTATGATGTGGTTCTCACTGAACAAGAGGTCTTTCTTGTGGCTGGAGAGAAGGATATGGTTTCAACATGGTCCCAGGGAATTTTCAACGTCATTACGACTACGCATGGTGAAGGGACATTCCCTGCAAGTTTTGCGTTCGATCTTGCCGGTAAGAAAGTCCACATCGTTTATGATATTGATAATACCGGTATAATAGATACCAAGAAGGTATACGACGAATTAAAGCACATTGCTGATGTTGATGTTGTAACCCTTCCAAAGATGGAGCCCTATCCAGATGGTAAGGCTCGCAAAGATTTAACTGACTTTTGGCTTTTAGGAAATACAAAGGACGATTTAATTAATGTCCTTCGTAAAGTTAAAGTAGAGAAGCCAAAACAACTTGACCTAATAAGACGCGGTCCCGAAGAATTTACTTCGCTCATATCAACAGAAGAACTGCAATGGTTGTCTAAAAGTGAACCAACATTTATCGATCGGTATACTGATTATTTTTCTGGAAGGGTTAATAGCCCAAAGTCTTTTCATAGATTATGTAGTCTTTGGCTCATTTCTAACCTCATTGGCCGCAATTGTATCTCTATGGCTCACGGCTACGGGATTCTGCCTAATATTTGGGCAATGGTTATTGGACCATCCACAGGCGTTTCTAAGTCATCTACCTGCTTACAAGCCAGAACTTTACTTCTTAAAGTTGACAAAGACGCCATTGGAGCAACAAGCTTCACACCACAAGGATTATATAAGCGATTGTCCCAGCGTGAAGATGATATTGCAACAGCTATTTATATAGATGAAATAAGTTATTTTTTCGACCAGATCAAGAACTTAGATTTTATGGCTGGCGCGAGAGAACAACTTATCAAAGTCTTTAACTGTGAACCTATAGCATACGAAAAAGCAAAAGAAGATGTTACCATTAATCGTTCGTATACTACCTTATTGGGTAATGGGACTCCGACTGGACTTGCTGAGGTTCTTACAGATAACGATGTTACTAGAGGATTGTTACCACGCTTCTTGGTTTGCATTGAACGTAAGCAAATGGAGTTTCAACCAGAAGAAATTGACACTCCAATTGTGGAAACATTAGAATACTTTAAACTTCTAGATGAAGCAAAACATATTAGACATAAGTGGTCCACTCCTTGGAGAGTCCAACTTAAAAAAGAAATGATACTTAAAGCCAGAGAGGATGATCCAGATAAGGATAAGAATCAGTATGGCTTTTATATGAACAAGAAAGCATTAGATAGGTATAATGAATTTCGACGAGTTACTGAGTATGGAGATTTTCCTAACGAACAGATTGCGATTGCTCACCAGCGTTTGCCAATGTTGTTACGTAAACTCTCGACAATATACGCCTCGATTGATCCTTATGTTAGAATTTTCGCAAATACTGCTGAGGTTAATCTGGAACACGTTTTGTTTGCTATTCGTGATTTGCAAACTTATCGTTCTTCGATGATTGAACTTATCAATAACGTAGGATTAACACCAATTGAGAAACTTGTTAATAAAACTATTGATCTTGTATATCGACGTCCTCGCATCACTAGAAGCGAAATCGCCAGAGAGCTACATGGCATTGGCAGTAAAGATGTTGATTTGGTTATCTCAACTTGTATTGATAGGCGTGTTATACGTGCTAATAAGCTGCCTAATGGTAATTACGAATATTTGGTTGCAAGTTAATGAAGAAAATATATATTTGTGCGAGGGAGAAGGAGTTTATATCTGGAGAGGAAAACTTCCAACCAATCTCCAAGGCAGAACGTCTCCAGTTAAATCCTAAGTATATTCGACGACTCAAGGATTACATCAATAACCTTGAGCCGCCGTTTATATTGATATCTCGTTCTCCATTTATGACTATTCTATTAGATGCCGCTGGCTTTATATATGAGACCCTTTACTTATAGCACTGTAGCAGATGACGAAGATGTAATAGCAACTTTTAAACAGGCACTTCGTGAAGGCTCAATTGGCTTCGACACTGAAACTAATTACAACGAATGGTGGAAGTGGTACGGAGCTAAATCATATAAGAACATCGCTGGCATATCTATTACTTTGTCAGACAAAGATGTGTATATCCCGCTCAACCATCAGCTATACATGCCAGAGGACCATAACGCCAATCTAGGCTTGGTCAAAGGCTGCCTCCGCCAGCTTGTGAAGGCCGGCACGCGGCTTATCGGCGGCAACCTGAAATATGACTGGCACGCCGTCTACCGAAGCCTAGACGTAGACCTTAGCGGGAATTGTTTTACCGACGTGCTGCTAGATTCACATATATGGCGAATAAACTCACTTCACTCAGTAAAACAGTTAGGTAAAGAATATGTTACAGATAATGCCGATCTCTATGAGAGACTTATTTATGCTTGGAAAAAAGAAGCCGGGTATAAAAAAGATATGTATGATTATCGTGTACTGCCCATTGGGTTATGTACTCCTTACGCAGCTATGGATACTTACTTGGCTGTTGGTATTGACAGTTATCATAAGTCCAATGGTTTTGATAATCTTTTTGCTCAGTATTCTGGTTATGAACATGATATGGCCCGCCATCTATTTCGTACTGAGGAAAATGGGATAAAGGTTGATATCCCGTATCTTGAAGAATTAAAAGAGCAGTACGAAAAAGAAATCACATTAACTGAAAATGTGATTAGAGTTCTCGCTGGACGAGCGGGTATGAATCCTTATTCAAATCCGCAGCTTATGGACGTTGTATATAACGATTTAAAACTTCCTAAGCAAAAGAAGTTCGACAAAGAAAAGCAAGAGTGGAAAATCTCTCTTGACAAAATGGCTCTAATGATGCTTACTGGAAAGCATCCAATTATAGAGCAGATACAAAAACTAAGAAAGATAACAAAACTTAAAGGTACTTATGTAGATGGCATCCTCAACAATTATAACCCGCATACATTTCGAATGCACACTACATACAACCAATTTGTTGAAAACTCTGACAGTCTCCGGACTGGCCGATTGTCAAGTTCTGATCCGCTCAATTTCGAAAACATACCAAGAAACGATACAGCAATTCGAAAAGCATTCTTACCAGATACAGAGTTCGTTTTCTGTGATTATGCCGGACAAGAAATTAGACTGTATACACACTATTCCAGGGAACCTAAGCTCATGCGGGCTTTCGAAATGGGTGAAGATGTACATTCCCGCACTTGCGAGGCTGTATTTAGACTCGAATATGATTTCATCGCGGCGAACAGAAAAACTGATAAAGAGATTGAACTCAAAAGGGAAATTGCCAAAAGAATATTCTTCGGTGCGTTGTATGGTGCAAAGGGACGACGTGTCGCTGAAATCCTCGCGGAGTTTGGTTTTGGTTACGACATAAAAGAAGGCTCACGTTTAATTGATAACCTTTACACAAACTATCCACATTTTCCAAAGTACATGACAAGTATCGCTACCAGAATTGCGGAAAGAGGATACGTAGAAGATGTACTTGGACGGCGCTATATTCCTAAGAATCCAGCAGTTGTATATCCAGTAGGTAACTATCTAATTCAAGGAACTGCTGGTGGAATGCTTAAAATTGATACTATAAACCTAGCTAAAACTTTTGGTTCATCTGTATTCTCAAACTTCATTCACGATGAAATTGTTTTTGATAGGTTAGAACGTCGGTCTGATATTATAGAAGTTAAACGAATCATGGAGGATTGGCCTCAGATAAAAGTTCCGATGATTGTTGAGTGTTCATACGCTCAGGGTTCTTGGGAACAAAAGAAAGAAATAAAAGATTTAGACGCATGGATAAAACAATAGAATTCAAACAAGGACTTGCGCAAAACAAGTGGCATGTGGTACGATCCAATAAGAACCCGAAGCGAATCATGTCATGGTGCGGTAAGGTTCTCACTGGAGAAAGTGAGATTCTAGACAACATGGAGAATAAGAATATATGTCACTACTGTGTAAGTATCTTACAAAAACAATCGCAGCAATCTGCCTGATATTTGTTACGTGTTACAATGATATCGGAAATATGGCAGACGGTGTACAAACATACTTCGGCGCCGTGGCTTGTCCAGCCTGGTTGCGCCTTGGTACTACAGTTAATATCGTCGGGCTTGGTAATTTTACTTGCCACGATAGGTATTCTTCAACACTATCTGATCGTTTCGATATTGCCGTTCCTGGTGCTTCTTTGGATACTTGTTATAGCTATACCGGAGTATATGAATGGTCGATAGTAACGAACGGATAATCCTTGGTATTGACCCTGGAGAAATTCTAAATGGACTTGCAATTTTCAAAGCTACCAGCAGCATATGTACGCTTGTCGCTGGACGTAGACCTCCTACTGACAAGCTGGGAGAACTTATCGAAAGAATCGCAGACAAAGACCCTATCATCTGTTACGAGTTGTATAGAGTCTATAATTCAAAATTATCTGCCCATCGTTTTTCGAGAGTTAGAACCATTGAGTCCATCGGCATGCTTGAATATCTCATCAAGCGTTACGGACTCAAAAGTTATAAGTCTATGGCAGTAAACCATAAACTTAAAACCTCTCCAGTCACAAAAGATTTTATGCTGGCAGAAGGGTATTGGGGTCAGTATCCTACTAAAGACGCAGATCACATACGTGATGCTACGCGAGTAGGATTATACTGGTGGAAACACCAAGGAATTCTAAACAACGGAAAATACGTTGTTACTGATTGGGATAGGCAGGTGCTAGGTATTGGGACGAAAGCAACTTCTTAACCTAGAACAACAAGAATTTATACGCCGCGTTTTACGTGCAGGTTTAGCGTCGCAAGACCAACTAGCACATAAGTACGGTGTTTCGCAAAGAGTCATTTCTAGAATTGCAAGAAATATCTACAAAACGAAAAATACCCGAGATAGCACTTGACAGCCGTGGTATAATAGATATATAGGTGGACAGGTGTATCAGTTAAAGCAGACAGTCTCAATTTATCCAGTCAAAGACAACACTAGGATAAGAATAGAGGCTAACATTCTGTTCAGAGTTTTCCCTCTTATAAGGAAGCTCCGATTTACAGAACACAAAGGTTATTACGAAGGTAACTTTAACATGCGTAATCTTTACGTGGTGTTAAAGAGAAGCCAGCAGTTCAAGGATGAATTCGATGTATCTATTCATCCAGTCGTACTTGCTGAGTTCAAGAAGTGGAATGACAAAAGATTACATCTTCTTAAGATAAAGCAAAAACCAACCTCTGATTTATGGGGACATAGACTAACTAACAACGATGGGTCTAAAAGTCTTTGGGACTTTCAAACTACAGATGTTGAGTTTATGGTCGAGGCCGAGCAGGTTTATAACGCCAATGAAATGGGTACAGGTAAAACTGTAGAATCTGCGGTTACACTGGATATCTGGAGAGAACGGCATCCAGAAGATATGAAGCATGGACTTATTATTTGTCCTAGTACATTAGTTACTAGCTGGAGAGATCATATTCTTGACTGGACGAGTTATAAGCCTGATCAAATTCTTCTGGCAAATCAAGCATCCCTTCCAGATCGTTTAGCACCACTAGTAATAGGACAGCATGAAGTATTTGACGGGATTGTTATTACTCCCTGGGAAACTCTCCGAAATGATACAGTTCTTAAACTTATTCAAAATTTTGAATACAGTTTTATTATTGCAGACGAAATTCATCGTGCTAGAAATCTGGCTGCTAAGCAATCGGCTAACTTTATTCGAACTAAAGCTGCGTCGAAACGAAAAATTGGTCTTAGCGGAACTGGTGTCGTTAACTACGGCGGCGATTTATACGCAATAGTTCATTGGCTGCGTCCAGACCAATACGACAACTTCGATGTATTCAATGAGGATTTTGTAGAGAATCCTACTAGGACAGTCGTTCGTGTAAAGGAAGGCAAAATGTCTAAGGCAGAAGTTGATGCCTTGGAACAAGAACTTGATTATCTCATGGTTCGCCGTGAAAAGAAAGATGTTCTTAAAGACCTTCCTGAGTTAATTCAGACAGTTGTTAATCTGGAACTTTACCCTGAACAACGTAAGCTTTATAACCAGATGCGCGATAACTGGATTCTATCGCTAACTGGTAATGAAGAAGAAGTTGTTAACGCTAAAGTTGTAATCGCACAACTTATGCGACTGAAACAACTAGCTGTGTCTCCAGCTTTGATTCAGATGACACAAGACACTACAACGTTTGGTCATCGTGTTTTTCCTTACAAAGCTATTGAGAAGTTTGACTATTCAGTTAAACTAGACTGGTTGATGAACTACCTTGAAAACGAAGTTAATCCTGGTGACAAGGTAATTGTCTTTTCTCAATGGGCAACTACACTTAAGCTTTTGGAAGCACGCATAAGAGAGTCATCATTCTGGAGAGACAATCATTATGGGTGGGTCACAATAACTAGTGACCAATATTACCAACAATCTAATGGTGCTATTAAGACAATAAAAGACACTCACGATATAGAGAGTATCTTCAACAATGAACCTGATGCTTTTCTAGCACTTTCTACCTTAAAGAAAGGTGGCGAAGGATTAACGCTCACTGGCGGAAATCATGTTGTAGAAACTGACCAGTGGTGGAATCCCGCTACAATGGATCAAGCAGAAGGTAGAGCACATAGGGGAGGACAGACGAAAACTGTGTATGCAAACAATCTTGTTGCAGAGAACACAGTAGAACAAAAAATTCTAGGAATGCTTAGTTCGAAAACAAACACATTCAACACAATGATTCGCTCAAAACAAATGTTACTAAAACTTCTACAAGAAGATAAGGAAAAGAATGGCTAGTCCAGTAATAACCACCAGCCCATACGGCCGCGATTCTCGCGAAAGTTTTATAGGTGTAGCTTGTTGGGACGATTCAAAAGAGGTAAACATCTACCTTGATTGCATCTTATACCCTAACGCAATTAGAATCAAGGATGAAATAACCATCCTTAACGATCAAGGTAAAACGCTTACGCAAGAGGAACTGTCTGCTAAAGTGAGAGAGTTGGCAGAGGCAGTTATTGATCAGCGAGATAGTAAGCGTTTTGTTATTAACAGTAAGAAACAACCAAACGCTTTGGTGGACACAGTAGTGCTTCAATTCGGTAGTCCGCCAGAATCAATCTCAGCAAGAACGTCATTTAGTACAATGTCAACAGTAGGGATGCGTTTGCAGGCCCTTTTGTTCTCGGCACTTTACGGTCTTGATAGTTCGCCGCTTAAGAACTATCCACACTTTTTGAGCTGTATTAGAGAGTTACAACTTCAAAAGACAATCAGGTATCCAGTTAAGTTCCTTGTAGACTTTGAAGATGAACGTCTTGTGTCTGGTTGGACAGAATAAATGGAGAAAGAGACAGAGAAGATGCACAAGGGAGATACTGTAAATGTTTTGGATCATGGTTACATTCGCCTGCTTGATTACCTTGGCGATGATCAGTTTCTTGCAGATACAGCCCGCGTTAGTACACAGAGCCAAGGCAAATCCTTGGGTTTGGTTACTCGTCTTGTCGCTGATAGGCACACTAGCCCTCTGGAGTTTGGTATTGTCCAGTTTGAAATCAAAGCCCCTTTGTTTGTATTTAGGGAATGGCACCGTCACCGAACTCAATCATATTCAGAACAATCAGCCCGCTTTGGCGAATTGCCAATGGATTTTTATACTCCCTCGCTAGAGAGGATGAATCCACAACACGAAACAAATAAGCAAATGTCTGATGAACGACAAATGCTACTTGACGCCTCTACAGCTAGAAATTGCTGGACTAGAGTATTAGATGATTGTAAGGAACTTGTCTCTAATTATAGAGGCATGTTTCCTCTAACAAGAGAACTATCTCAAAGACTATACCCACAAAATAGGTACACTGTTTGTCGTGCCAGTGCTAATCTTTGGAACTGGATGGCTTTCTTAAAGCTAAGGTGTGCTCCAGATGCTCAATACGAAATCCGACGTTATGCTTGGGTTATCGAGCAAATCCTTAAAGAACTTTTCCCTGTAGCTATGGAAGCTTGGGAAGAACATATTTTCTACGCAACTACCTTTAGTCGTAGAGAAACAGCTTATTTACGAGAACTGGTTGGTTCTCCAGCAGCAATAGATGAAGAAGATAAAAAGGTATGGCAGTCGATACAAACGAAATTAAATCTGTCATAGAACAAGATACAGAAGAACGAGATAAGATTTACAAGTACATTCGTGGTGCAATCGTAAATACTATTCAAGCGCATGGACCTATTACGAATCTTCTTATCGACTCTGCTACCAAGAGGATTGTCGGGGAACTTATTAGCACAGGTTACTTACGCAATTGGGGCAGGTTACGGAAGTCGTACACCGACGAAATTTGTGATAACTGTGGGTCGATCATTCCAGCAGGTCGCCTTTATCGTAGAACCCAATCGTTTAAATGTTGTTTTGTATGTTTAGATAAAGCTACAGAACAAGAGAAAGAAGGTGATAGCTCGTAAACAGGGATGACACATACCGTCCTAATGTACAGCGAAGCCCCGCTAGCGCATCTATTTAATAGATGTTTTTAAAAGCTAGCGGGGCTTTGTATTACTGGTGCCGGTTCGGCATCTACAGTAATCACCTTCTTTCTAAATAAGTTGAATAAGTTAATATCTAACCAACCATCCGAATCCTACAGAATAAGGATTCATTATATTGTACGGTGAACCACCACCCGAAGAATTTATGATCGTACCAGAGTTGTTCACAGCTAGTCCTGTACTTGCACTCTGGTTTGTAGCTGTAGTATTAGTTATATTTGCATTGCCACTATTAACAGTTATATTTGAAGTTTGTTCATCTGTAAATGGTTCTTGGTAAAATATACCAGGGCCTGTGTATCCGAACTGTGAACCTGTTTGAGCAGCAATAAATGCATTACCTTCTGTTTGAGGACCGTGCTTATGTTTACCGTCTGTTACACCATGAGGGTGTCCCGTATCGTTGTGTCCATGAGCATTTTGTAGATGATTATGTGGTGATTCAGTTGTACCATGACTATGTACACCAGTACCGTGATCATGTGTAACCATTTCACCGATAGTATTTGAGTGCGTAGCAGAACCACCTTTGCTACCAGTAGAAGCTGGAGAAGGAAGTCTATTAGCTGCCCCCTGACCAAAATTATCTGGTCCAGTTGGACCACCAACACCACGCAAGTCTATCACACCAAATGTAGTGATTCCGTCACCACCATAGCTAGTTCCCCACAAACCAAATAAACGAGCATATGTAGTTGTAGAAATATTGGTTCTACCGTCGCACCACATTGTTCCAGGAAGTAAACTACCGTTTGGAGACTGGAACGGAACACCTACAGGATAGTCTATCTGTTCACCATAAATAGGGTCCATTACATAGCGATTACCATCTGATTTGTAATAAACTCGGTAATGAGAAGCAGCCCCTTCTGTTGGCGTAGATATTGCTGGATAGTCTATGTATCCACCAACAGATACATTACCGTTGATAGAGATAGAACCAGACTGTGGAGAGCCTGGGTTTAACTGAACAGCATTATTGTTAGCAATAAGATTAGCTAATGCTACAAGATTTTGAAACTGAGTAACTCTAGTTGTACTAATAGTAGCTTGTGTAGCAACAGTATCGTTGTAATGAACTGTTATATCGGCAAGTAGTACGTAACTATTATCACTTAAAATAGCTGGTACAGAGCCAGGATTACCAGGCGTGCCAGGGTTTACAAAGATACTGGTTGTATCTGTGATTATATCTGCGCCGTTAGTATTTTGACTTTGTGTTTGAGAATACTGCAAGTATATTGAGTCAGTTCTAGTTTGTCCAGATGACATACCTGTACCATTAACAACACCGTTTCCAGTATTAAATGACGACGGTTGTCCCGGCCCAGCAGCGGTTACTAGCTGTACTACTTTTAAACCACCAAGCGCTCGGGCTCTACCTGTCGCAATGTTAAACTGCATATCAGAACCCGCAGTTACAGTAAGACCGTTAAGGATACCATTTATAAATCCAAATAAGTCGCCGTGTGAGAAATTAGCTTCGGAAATCCAGTTCCAAAGCATATTCATCATATCGCTAGGCTGGACTAAATAACCTGGCTGATCCCAATGAAATTCTTGGAGAGCCTGTTGAACAGGTGTAATAATTGTTGACATATGTTACTCAAAAATTAAAATAGGAATAGCGCCGACTGGATTTATGAAGTAGATAAACTTTAGTAGATCATCAGGAACTACACCAGGGTCAGCACCCGGAATGTGAATTTCATACGACCAAGCTTTAGTGTTAACACCACCTAAGTAAGTGTTAATACCAATCTCTCCACTACCTAAAGCCCATTGCTGTGTTACACTTTGTAGAGGCTTTACATAGACGTTTTGTGAAGCTCCATTTACTAAACAATATGCTTGTAATGCTGATTGAATAAAGTTTAGATTAGCTCCACTATACGCACCTTGTTTTATCAACATAAGTCTTTGCTGGTAGTCAGTAAAGTTCTCATGAACATGCATAGGAACTCCAAGTATGAATCCCCACTGTAATAACTGTTCTTGTTCAGACGAACTGATAGCCTTACCCTTTATATACTTATGATACTTCTGATACCACTTATAAGACAAAGCTGCCCACGCTGACATGACTGCTTGTACGGTTGGACCGCCTACAATTGGTCCAAGTAGTGTCAAGAAGCTATCGCTAGCTGGACGCCAGAAAAAGAATTCTGGTGAACGTACATAATCTGTATAGCCTGTCAGACTCATTATAGCTTGGGCGTACTGGCCTGTTAACATGCCGCAACTAGCAACATTAGTTCTAAATGCTTGTTGGTTGTTCTGGTTAGGATAATCAATGAACGTAACTGTCTGTGGTACGTATATCTGCCAGGTTTGATCAGGTGTTGCTGTAGAACCAACTTTTACTTGTGATAGATAAGCTGATGTTGAATTAATAGGCGCTTCCCACTTAGCTTCTGTCCACTGTGTAAATGGATTACCAGAATCCATAATAGGAGATACCCATTGACCAAGTGTTGTTAAATTAGGGTATATTGTGTACGAGTTTAATAACACACCTACAGCATTTGTTTTAACTACGGCAGAATCACCTACAGAAAGACCAGCTGAATTTACCGAAACATTAAATCCTGGTATCGCGTTATTCTGTGAAACATTTATATTGTACGTATTAGTTCCACCAGTAGATGTACGTGTTATATTGTATGTTGTTGAACTTAACGCTGTGAACGTCCAAGTATCTGTGATTATAGTTGTATTGTTTAACTGGAGAGCTATTGACCCGCCAACAGATGTACCAGATGTATTTGTTGGACCCGTAAAATATGGAGCCGCTTTACTACTAAAACCAGTATTATACAAACTTATTGTATTAGGTCTAGTTCCATTAAGAGGTATTTCATAAATAGTTTGTGTACCTAATGGACCATACGTAGAAAAGTTCTCTAGATTTTGTCCATTAGCATATACCTTTACAAATGCTCCAGTCGGCTGATTATCTGCGACAATATCAATTCGATATGCTAAAACATTAGACAAGGTTACACTAGCGCCAGACACAGTTGTACTAAGGTCTATTCCTTGGGTAGTCCAAGAATTAGGAGGTAACTGTGTTGGTGACGGAATTGCAGATTCAAAATACTGACTTGTAGAGGTAGTAGTTACTACATCTGGAACAACGGCTGGTAGATTGTACAGTGTTATATTTTTTGTATAATCTACGTGGCTGTTTATGTACAAGCCAGTATCTAAATCTTCTTCACCAATGAAGTGAAAACTTTGCATTTAGTTTGGTTCTGAAATTAATGTTGGAGTTAATGTTCCAAGTTTTACAACTTCCCAAGGCTTTGGAACATACGGTGTAGCAATACTACAAGAGGTAATGGTGAAATCTAATAAGCCAGCTACATAGTAGTACGTTGAGTTTGTGCCTATAATGAAACTCTGTAAATCAAAGACTCGAAAAGTTTTGCCGATAATAAGCTGGGAGAAGTATTGTGTTATAGCGGCTTCTAGATTTTGTAGTACAGTTGCTGATGAATATTGTGACTGGACGGCATAATTAAAACTTATATTAGCATAGGTTACAGTTGGAGCTATAACTGTAACGGTACTACCGATACTAGTTGCTCCGCTTGCCGCAGATAAAACAGCACTTTGATTTGCTGGAGTCAAAGTTCCAGTATCGTCGGAGGCATATACATAAACATTACCAAGGTGGTCTTGTTGGTCAAACACTGCGGCTGTAGCAATATTTGGAACATTTAATACGGCGCTTGTTATAGCGGTCACAGTATTTTGTGGTACTGTTGAGAGAAGTATTCGTTGTCTAAAAGCCGCATCTGTTTCTCTATCAGCACCACCAGACAAAGCAGTACCATTAGAAACACTAGTAACACCTTCAATAGGCACAGCAATGTTGGATACCATACCAACACCTACGTTACCTACTGATCCAGTGAAATCGCACATTACATTTACAACAGCCTGTGCTTGACCAGCCTGGAAGGAGAATGGTTGAGTGCTGGTAAATGTAACAACTTTTGTGAAATCTGGATTCACTGTAGAAAACTTCTGTCCAGCTTGACCAGTTAAAGCAGCCGTCGTATTTTGTCGAGTTAGTGTTACTTGTCCAGTTGCTTGTGTTGCTGCAAATCTTTGCAGCTTATAGTCTAGTCCTAATGCATCTAAAGCTGTTCCAGACGCACTGGTTATGTATGTATCACTAATAGATGTGTTTAATGAACTTTGCAACTGATAGTTTATATTAGCAAATATAGACAGCATTGAAGATAAAATAGTACCGGGAGATACGTTTATCTGAGGAAAGGCTGCCTTTAGATATTGGACTTGATCGTTTATAAAGTCCTGTAGTGTCTTTGTAAGTGCCATTATGTTAGCGGAACCCGAACTACGAACATATTATCTTGTTCTGTAGTTAATGTAATTGTTACGGCTATATTGTTAGACGTATCTGTTTCTGGAGCTACATTGACATTCACTATGGAGTTTATTAGCTCAGATGCTTCTAACGGACGTTTTGTTTTCTCTGCGTTCTTATATGTCTGTAAAGCTACAAGTGCTTGACCTATGGCTTGCTCAATTTGTCCTTGGAAAGATTCAGCAGTCGCAAGTAAGGAGATAACAGGATTACCCCAATTTGGGTCCATTAAAGATGTACCTCTTGGACTAAGAAGAAACAACTTAATATCCTGTTCCAGTTTGGCATTTCCAGTGAGGGCTTGTAAGTTACCTACAGGATCAAGTTGAAAATCTCCATTAACCGTAAGACCTAAGTCTATAGAAATGTATGGAACTATACCAGGATTATAAGCACCAAGACTGTAAGACTGTCCTGAAACGGCAATAAACTGTGGCATTATGCACTCAATGTATTTATGGTACTAGCAACTATGTGGCCGTTTACAACAGCATCACCATGACGCGCCACAGGAGCAACGTTAGTCTGTCCACCAAGTATTATAGGCTTTCCTGGCGCAGGAAGCAAATAAATAGTTCCATCCGCTAACATATCAATTTTGGCTCCAGACTCATTGTATATAATTACTTCACCTTGATTTGGTGGTGCGTAATTAAATTCTGGATCAGTAGGAAATTCTCTATTAGCAACTGGAACAAATACTCCAATTATATAGTAGTGGAATCCATCAGTATCAGCCACAAATACCATGTCTCCAGCATCTAACTGGAAAATCATTCCGTGGCGACCTGTTCCATAACAAACTGGAACAATGTGTGGAGATACTGTTCCAGTTGTATGGAAAAGTTTTACCTGCGCTAAATTGTTTACGTAGTCAACATCAGTGACTAAACCCATCTGAATCATTTTAACCGTATGAAGGAAAACTACGTTTTAATAGATTATTGTAGTATATTGATTGCATTGCGTTTATCTCTTGAACTGCATTATCATGGTTCCATATATTTAACAGAGCCTGGGCTTGATTTGTCCAGTCAGCGTCAGGATTATCTTTTAAGAACTTTCTGTATGGAGCATATAACGGCTGGTTTATTTGGTTTACAAATATTTGAGCGGCATCTTGAATACTTGCTGGCTGTCTACCATTTGGAAGCAGTGATTGTGGAATACCGTTTAGTGACGTAGAAGTATTACCAAGATTAAAAATATTCCAAGGCTGTATCTGATGTTGTAACCAACTTGTTTCGTTAGCAACCAATGCTTGGTACATAAGTGAACTGCCACCAAGTTGTGCCGCAGCATAATCCCCAAACAAGGGAATATCCTGCTTATAGTTTGTATCTTTCCAAGTACCATCAGAATTTTGGACTAAACCTAGTTGTACCGTAGGAGTATTCGACCCTGTTACCGTATAGTCCGGTAGCTGATAGTTTGGATCATTTATTGTTATAACTTTAAATGGGTCCGCAGTATTCACTATTTGTGTTGTAGGATATTGATCGTTTACTCCACCAGGCAGTTGCACTTGGAAATGTAAATGTATATTTCCTTTTGGATATACATTGCCTAATGACCCTTCTATACCAACAGA